GAAAATTCTACCAATTCGAGATTGAAAGGTAGGGATTATTTTGTAAAGAAGATGAGTGATAAATTTCCACATATTGATTTCTCTTTATGTGAGTTTGATAAAGTTTTTGACACTATAAAACCTGTCTGTAGTCGTCACGGTGAATACGAAACTAAACCAAAGTCCGTTTTATCAAAAAGTTCTAAGCACGGGTGTCCTCAATGTAGTATATTCAACCCTTTACCGAGCGACCCTTGTGATTTTTATATTCTTTCTGTCGGTGAAGATTTCTTGAAATTTGGTATAACTACTAGATTTCGTTACAGACTGAGTAGAATAAGAGCTAATACTGAGTTAAAAGTTACACCATTACTTTTAATTTCATTGAGTTCTTTCAGTTGTGCCCAAATAATTGAAAACAGTATTAAGAAATTATTCAAAACAACTGACAAAATTAGTAAGGACTCTTTCAGAGATGGTCACACTGAGACTATTCCAGCGAGCTATTATGACTCTTTATTTTATGCCGTCTGTGAACAGTTGAGCTGAAGATCGGGTGAAGCATTAAGAGGAGTAACGTGGTTAATAATCAGAAACGTAAACAAAATATACCTGAGATAAAATTGCAACCTAAACAGTTAGAATACGTAAATGCTCAACAAAGCATAGTTTTCTACGGAGGAGGGGCGGGCGGGGGTAAAACTTTTGGTAGCTTGTGTGATAACTTGCAATTTATTCACGACCCTCTTTATTTCAGTATATTCTTCCGTACAACATCTACGGAAATAGATAAAGGTCTTTGGCCTAGCGCTAAACAGATGTACATGCCTTACCTTACTGATACCACTGGTAAGTTTATAGGTAGAGCCAAGATTAACGAGCAAAGCAAGACGATTACTTGGCCATCTGGTGCTAGGACTACTTTTGCATATTTAGCAACAGATAGGGATGCTGATGCCTACTACGGAGTTGAAGTTTGTCGTATATACTACGAAGAAGCTCAATTCCGCTCTAAATATCAATTTGATGTTTTAAAGTCCCGTAATCGTTCTATGGCAAATGTTCCAAAAGGGATACGGTGTACATTAAACCCCGACCCAAATAGCTTCATTTACGACTATGTGAGACACTACCTAGACCCCGACGATTATCCAATTAAGGAACTATCAGGTAAGACAAGATATTTTGTCATCGTAGAAGGTGATCTACACACATCATGGGATGCTCAAGAATTAATTGACGCTTGGGGTAAAGAACCAGAAACCTACACATACATTCCAGCAACATTAGACGACAATAAAAAGTTGGACGATCTAGACCCCTCCTACCGTAAGAAACTAGACTCTATGCCTGAAGCCAAACGTAAACAGCTTCTATTAGGTTGTTGGGCTGCAACAGAAGATTCTGGAATATTCTTTAGGCAAGAATGGTTAAAGAAAGCCACAACATTTCCAAAAGATGCGCTAATTTGTCGAGCATGGGACTTAGCCGCAACTGCTGACGATACACCAAACAATAAAGGGTGTGACCGCACAGCATCAATCTTAATGGCTAAATCTAAAGACGGATATTTCTATATAATGTCTGGAACAGGCTTTAGACAAAGGACAGGCGAACGGGACAATACAATAACACAAATAGCTAAACATGATGGTGATGATGTTCATGTTGTCTTACCAAAAGATAACGGCGCAGGTGGTAAAGCTGCATTTGAATATTTAGCCAAATCATTGACAAGTGAAGGTATAATTGTCAAAGCTGATAGTATCACATCAAACTATTCCAAGTTAAAAAAATCTACACCAATGTTTACTGCAATCCAGAACGGGTTAGTGTTTATTATTGAAAGTGGATTTACATTTGAAGAATTAAAACTGTTCTACAATGAAATGACAATATTTGATGGTGTAACTAAATCCACAAGAACACGACACGATGATTACGTTGATGCTTGTGCAATGGCTTTCAATTATCTAAATTCAGCTAAGATATATAAAGTTCCAAAATTGTCTGGTTTTAATATTCCTTTGAATCTTAAATCAGAATTGATATATGAAAATTAATGGAGTGATGATGAATGATTCAGTTGATGTAGTAAAAGCTGAGTCCAATATTAATAGCACAGATGTTCTAAGGATGCGACTTGGTGAAGTTGGTAAGCCTTATTTAAAGAGTGCTGGCAGTTGGATTATCAACGAAGAAAGACGTGAACTACAGCATCCCTACGCATTAAAAACGTATGAAAAGATGCGTCAATGTGCAACAGTGGATGCTGCTTTATCAACAGCGGAAGTCTTTCTAACAAAAGCTATTGTCGGTGGTAAATTCAAAACTACATCAACTAATCCTAAAGCTAAAGAATTCTGTAATTTCCTAAACTGGAACTTAAAGAATTTAGCAGATACTACATGGTATGATAGTGTTACAAACATTATATCATATCTACAGTATGGCTTTAGTTGGTTGGAAAAAGTTTATGAAAAGAATCCATCACCTACATACAAACAATTTAAATACAAACTTAAGAAGCTAGCCCCACGTTCACAACATTCTATTAATGAATGGCAATGGAGTGATGATCAACGTAGTGTTGTAGCAATCAGACAGTATCCCAATCCTATCTTAAATACGCTGTGGAATCCTCAGATGGTGAATGTCGCTGAGTATCCTGTGATTAAGCGTAATAAGATTATGTTGTTTAGCTATAATAGTCTGAACAATAATCCTCTTGGTAGAAGCCCATTAAACGCAGTGTATCGCGCTTGGAAAGAGAAAACTCTTTGTGAGGCATACGAGATGGGGGCTGTTGCTAAAGCGGCTGGTGGTTTGATTGTGGTGCGTTTACCAACAGAACACATCAACCAAGCTCAAGAAGATCCTACATCAGAAGCTGCTCAGACGTTAAAGAGCTTAACAGACCAATGTGCGCTAATCCATTCTGGTGATCAAACATATATCCTCCTTGGTAGTGATGTTCAAGGCGAAGCTGGTAATGGTAAGTATGTGTATGATATTGACATCAAGGGTGTAGAATCATCCGGTAATGTTGTCAATATGTCAGATATTATTGATAGTAGAAAGAAAGCTATTTTAGATGCCTTTGCTGCTGGTTTTATTAACCTTGGTAATGAAGGTGGTGGTAGTTATTCTTTAGCTGATAGTAAAGTTAGTATTCATGCTTTTTACATGGAAAGACATATAATGTTCATTCAATCTGTTATTCAGAATGATTTGGTTAAACAGTTGATGGAGATTAATGATCTATTCCTACCAGAAGATGATATTCCAGTATTCCAACCTGCTAAATTGGATGATGTAGATCCAGAAGCCTATTCAAAAATGGCGCAACGTATGGGAGCTGTGGGGTATTTACCGAAAACTAAAGAAATCATTATTGACATTCTTAATAAATGCGGTGTTGATACAGATAGCTTGGTTAACCTTACACAAGAGGAATTGGTTGTTCTACTTCCTGAATCTACGTCTAGGTCTGGTGATGGTATGGAAAGTGGTATGCCTTCTGGTACCGGTAATTCTAACGGAAACAATTCAGCAACCAACTCGGATAATAAAGCATAATGGATAAAGAAAAATTATTAAAACTATTTGAGTCATTCATTGATTCAGTAGTTCCAAAAGATGATGGTGTGAAATCTGACGTTGCTGAAATTGATAATGTTGTCAAGTCAGTAGATGAGTTACAGCGCCGCGCATTATTTGTTGTAATGCCTCCTGATACAGTAGATTTACACGGTGATATTTATTCTGTTGAGGAAGTGGAAAAGGCTTGTATCTCTTTTAACACATCATGTATGAAAGCTGGGGCTTATCATGCTGTTGAGTTGTCAAGCGAACTAGCCGTAATTGAACAATCATTCACATCCCTAACAGACTTCACTACAGAATCTGGTGAGTTTATCAAGAAAGGCACATGGTTACAATGGTGGCATTTCCCCAAGCCTGATGATGAAATTAATGATGTTGTTTGGCCTAAAGTGATTAGTGGACATTTTACGGGTGTCAGTATTCAGTGTCAAGCACAATATGAAATGGTGAAACAATGACAATTAAAGCTAAGCGTATTTTAAAGAATTTTGATTTCAGTGGTCAGGGTGCGCGAGTGGATCTTGTTTGTAAAGAACAAGGTGGAGCAGCGAATGGTTATACTACCTTAATTTACAAATCAGTAGATAAACTTCCAGACATTGAACAAGATATTGATATTTACAAAGCATTAGAACAAGTGACTGTAAGTATTAGTATGGAAGAATTTCTTCGTAAGTTCTTTGGTATGTGGTCGGATGATGCCGAGGTGTTAACTAAACTGTTGGGTTTTGAAACAGAGTTTGAAAATTCAATGAAAGATAAATCCTATGATGAATATGACTGGAAAGCAGAACATCAAAAATGGATTGAATCTAAAGTTAGTCAATTCACCATCATGAAGTCAATGAATTCTGGTGAGCTTAAAACAATTAAAGCATCAGATTTGGAACAGATTGTATCTTTACAAAAATCAATCGAACCTGAAATTTTAAAACATTTTGATCAAAAGGAAAAACTCGTGGAAAAAGAACTGTTAGATCTTAAAGCTAAATTTGAAGTACAGCAAGTTCAAATTGCTGAAATTATGAAAGCTAAAGAAGATGCTGAAAAAGCTCTTGCTGACGCTAAAGCTGAAATTGAACAAGCTAAAGAAGCTGAAATCACTAAAGCATTAGAACTTGAATTGAAAGAGTATATTGCAGATGAAGCACAATTAGCTCAAGTTGTTAAGTCTGTTAAAGTATTAAAATCTGTTGACGCTGAACAAGCTCAAGCAATGATTGATGTATTGAAATCAAAATCAATCGCTAAAGAAAGTGCTATTGTTGATAGTGGTTTGTTAGATGAACAATCACACAATGCAGTAGTTGTTGAAAAATCCGCTATTAACGTATCAGCGTTGAATGCAATGTTATCTGCTCAAGTAAAATAATAATAAGGAATAAATAATAATGGCTATTATCGCTACATCACAACCTTTCCTGTCTGAAGTCTTAATGTCAGATAGTCAATCATTAGTTCACGATCACAACTACGCTACTGTAAATTTACGTGAAGCTGCTGACACTACTATCTCTCTTGGTAGTTTAGTTTATTGGGATAACGCTACTAGCGCTTTCCGTACACTGAAAAACACCGACTTCACTAACGATACCACCCTTACTGCTCCTGCTGGTGTATCTAGCTTACCAAACGGCGCTGCTATCGGTGTTGTGGTTGGTTTTAACGGTTCTCTTGGTGGTGAATACTCTCAAGTGGTCGGCACTACTAACGTTCGTGCTGCTGTACTTTTCCGTGGCTTAGCTGCTGTTAAACGCACTGGTTTAGTATTTGACGCTGGTGTAGTTGCTGCTCGTCGTAACACTGTTGCTCGCCTGTTAGAACAAGTTGACATTGATGTTAAAGACGTTGCTGCTAAAGTTACCAACTCATTATACGGCTACGCTGGTTAATAATAAATTTAATGCCGCTTATTGGCGGCATACATCATATAATTAGAATAAGGAATAATAAGTAATGTCATTAAAAATTCAAACTGGCATGGGTGCTGGTAGTGTAGAAATCACTAAATCGTTAGTTCGTGACTTAGGTAATCTTAACGGTCTGCATGATATGACCTCTGGTGTTGCACAACGTCAACCTGTTCCACAATTACTGACTCAAATCTTTGTATCTCAAAAAGATGAAGTTTATTTACAGACCAATACTTTTGAACATGATTACACTCGTTATGTTCAAGCTATGCCTTCTGATAAACCTTACAGTGAGCGTGGTCTGGTAATTAATGCTCGTCCAGAAACCAAAACCCACTTGTTCAAAGTTCCATCGGTAGGTATGAACGCTCACATTCGTCCATTAGATGTGTTGCGTCGTCGTAAGCCTAACACTGGTAACGAATTAGAACAGAAAGAAGCTGTAATCTTAGAAGATATTGCTTCTATGATGAAAGGTTGGGACTTGTATGCTGAGAAAGCGTTGGCTCACGTAATCTCTACTGGTTCTCTGTACGTTCCTAATGCTACTGTTCCTGCTGTAGATTTCTACCAAGAATATCTGTCTATTCCAGCAGCTTCTCGCCCAACAGTAGATTACAAACTTGGTACTACTGCTGAACATCCAAAAGAAGCTGGTGAAGAAGCTCGCCGTCGTATTCTGGACAACTTACAAGAAGGTCAATCAGTAAGCGGCTTCGTAGCTATCTGTGGTCGCACATTCTTCAAACGCTTAACTGACCATCCAAAATGGACTCAGCGTATGACTGATGGTGCTGGCTTAAATGGTCAAGATCCATTCATCAAGCGTTTCGAGAACTACAAAGAGCAGTACCGTATGGTTCGTTTTGCTGATGATATTGTTTACATTGAATACGCTGGTGTAATTGGTGGTACTCCACTGATTGCTGATAACGAATGTTTCATCATCCCAGTTGGTACTTCATTGTTCCGTAAAGTGTATGCACCCGCAGAAACCAACACTTACGTAAACACTCTGGCTCAGAAAGAATATCTGTGGCGCTTTGATTCTGAATTTGACGGCACTAAGTTGTTCTCTGAATCTAACCACGGTTTATTCATGATCAACCCAGCGCTGGTAGTCAAAGGTATTACTTCTAACTAAGCATTACTTCTAAGTAGTGCTTCTACTAACATTCTAATAGAAGCCCCATGCGTTTTGCTGGGGCTTTTTTGTTGCCTAATAATAGATAGATTCAATTAGGAGAATTAAATTGATTAGTGTAGATTTCAGTCAGCCAGTAGATAGAATACGTGTTAATATTGGTGATCCAGATAAGCTGATAGTTGATGATAATACAATCACATCATGCTTAGCTACATACGGAAATAATGTATACGATACCACAATCATTCTTATGAATATGATATTAGCTAAAATATCTTTAGAGGCTGATAGAACTCGTGAGGGTGAAGTTGAGATGTATTTCACCAACTTATATAAAAACTACAAAGACCGCCTGAACGAATATAAAAAGAATGGCGATAAGATCCCATCAAAAGGTAAAGGTGTTGGTATTATCATTGGTGGAACTAACGTTAAAGATAAAGTTAGAATTGCATCCAACTTAGAATACTTCAACCCTTACGATCTGAATGAATGGCATAATATGATGTTATCTAGTGGTGATAAGTTTTATGTAGACTTTATGAACCAACCACTACGTTATTCCATCTAAGGGTTTATTGTGAAATTTAAAAGTCAATTAAAATCTAAGTTAACGTCAGATACGACATCAATAACAAGGATGATTGAACGATTAAAAGCTATAGACAATAACATTATTGAATACGGATACTACGATGACCAATATCATAGTAGCGGTAAGTTGTCTATGTCACACATTGCTTATATTCATAATTATGGTGATGATAGTAGTAATATCCCAGCACGCCCATTCATGGATCAAACTAATGATAAATTAACAATTGATTATCAAGTTAAGAATGAATGGAAAAATGATTTGTGGGATTATCTTTCAGATAAAAAAGGTAAGAGTGTTAATATCCGCACTCTGTACACAAAGTTTGCTAGAGAAGCAGTTGATACAATTCCGTTAGTTATTGATGCTCAAAACTTTCTACCATTATCCCCATCTTGGGAAGCATATAAAGTTAAAACATACGGTCAATCATTCATTCTTATTGAGTCAAGAGATTTATATGAATTGGCAGAATATAACATAATTAAGAATGAGGTGGTGTAGTGATAGGAAAGAAAAGCTCATTCTTCTCACGTTTCAAATTAAAAGGTAGACGTGTTGAAGAAACATTAGATGATTTTAGTAGACCAATTTCCATCACAACTACAGAGTTTGATGTATTAGATTGCACAATACAACCAGTAACAGGTAATGATTTGTTAGCTCTTGGTGAAGGTTTTAGAACTAAATCAGTGTATGCAATATTTACATCAACTCTAATATTTGAAGGTGATAACACCAACAGAAAGCCTGATGAAATAGAAATCTATTCTAAATGGTATCGTGTTGCTAGGGTGGAAATATGGCAAAATGGTGTAGCATCTCATTACAAATGTATTTGTGTTGAGAAAGATTTAGGATTGTTGTAATGACATATTTTTATACAGACACAAATGACATAGATATTGTATTACAGGGTAATTTTCCTTCAAGTTTAATAATCAAGAAGTTTGTTGTTGAGTTTGGGGATGAGATTGTTTTATCAAATTATTTTACAGGGGATATTGTTACATCCCAAGCTGGTGTTCACATATACCAAAACTACCCAAGCAATAATTCCTATTTAAAATTTGACCCTAGCAATGGGCTAAATCAATCTAGTTTGTGGACAACTTTGAACCTTGGTGGGAGACAATTATCTAGCGGTTTTACTGTTGTTAATAACCCAGATAACAGTTTCGGTGACGATTATAAAATACCAATACCGTTGTATGTTAGTAATGATTCTTTTGAACATGCTTTTTTAGAAAAAGGTGTTTTAATTCCAACAGGAAACATCTACACTAGACAAGATATTCAATCAGCAGCGTCAACGTTCTATCATGTCCCTAGTTTGAATTTATCAACTTACGCCCCTAGTAATTTTAGTTCAATAAGGGTTGTCGATAGTTCTAGTTTTGTTACATCAACAGTAGGTGCTGTTAATAATTCAACACCCGTCATGGCCTCAGAATTTAATGGAAAACTTTTCATAGGCTATGGTGATAAGTACTCCATCTTTGACAACCAGACTAAAACTAATTCAATATACAACATGCCTAGTGGTCAAACTGTTTGGCAGATGTATAGGGTTGGTGAAAAGTATATTGCTAGTAAAAGTGCTGGCACATTTTACATTGTAGAAAGTAATGGTGATAATATCTCGCAAGGTGCGGATATATCATTACCTTGTACAACAGGGTCTAATAGATTCTTCAGATATGACAGGTGGAGTTTTTACTTACATTACATTAGCGGTAACAACAACAATTCTCCATTGTATATTATAGATGACGATTTGAACATAACCACAGTACCTAATTTTGCTAAATACAGATGTAGTATTTTAGGTGGGTGTACAATAAATGAAGATATATACTTATTCTACATAAACCAAGGCAATAACCTTCTTGCTAGAAAAATAGGTAAGGTAGTATATTAAATTGTTGACATTAACTGTAAAAGGTGTATATTAAAATGAATAATACCCTAGAACTTGCAGTTGCTGATTTAGAATTAAAAATCAAAGGAATTATAACAGACACTGTTAATCTTCCAGTAACTATAAGAAATCAATCTAACCAAAAACCAGCAACACCTTACGTTGAATTATATTTTAATGAATATAGTGAAGTGGGAAAAGGTGTTGTTAATTCTAAAGCTGGTGATTATGACACTACATCAAAAGAATATGAGGTGTATGTTGAAATCACTTGCTACAGAACTAAAGACCCCTCTATTACGCTAAGTAATATCTTAAACGTTCTCTCTACATCGAGAGCTTCTTATTTTAAACACTTCGACGATCAACAAGCGTCTTTCTTACGTGCGTCTAGCGTTATCCGCAGAGATATTCCTATTGATAAAGTTCAGATTGAACAACGTTCCAGAATGACTTGTGTGTTTAGCATTGTTGTTAATGAGAAAGTGGAAACTGTAGCAGATTTAGGTATCAAGACTGTGCAGTTTGGTACTCCCGCAAACGGTGGCGTGATTGTTCATGCTGAAACAGAACTTAAATGGTATCAAGAAATTTCGTATTAGAAATCTCAATAATAAAGGAAAAATAAATGGCTGTTGAAATTGATTCAATTGTTGATGTTGGTGTTAGTCTTGGTGGTGCGCCTGTAAGCGCAGCTAGCTTCGCTACAGCGGCTTATCTCGCTGACCTTACTGACGTTGCCTTTCCAGACGCATATCGCGTCTACACCTCTCTGGATGGCGTTAAAGTTGATTTTGCAGAATCATCTAAAACTTATAAATTTGCACTAGCTTTATTCAGTGGTAAATTCCGTCCAGAAAGTTTATATGTAATTAAATATCGTACAGCAGGTACTGTATTAACCGCAACAAATGCTTTATCTGCTGTCCGTATCTTAGACACTAAACCATACTGGATTGCTAGTGATACTCGTGTTGACGCAACAATCACTGCTTTAGCATCTTACTGTGAAGCTGAGAAATTAATGTTTGTCACTGCAACACAACAAGTAGGTGCATTAGTTCCAGCCACCACTACAGACATTATCAGTGTATTAAAAGCTGCTGGTGTTGATCACTCGTTCTGTTTGTATTCTGGTGATGCTGATAACTCTCAAGCTGAAGGTGCTGTAATTGGTGCTATTGCTGGATTGGAAGCTGGTACAACAACATTAGAATTCAAAACTCTGATGGGGATTGTTGCTGATAATTTAAATGATACACAAGTTACATCATTACTATCTAAGAATGGCGCACACTATCAGTCTACTGCTGGTGTGAATTGTTTATATAATTCAAAAGTAGCATCAGGTCAATTTATTGATACTATCGTTTTTGCTGATTGGTTGAAAGCTCGTCTTGGTGAAAGTATCTTTGGTATGCTGAAACGTGAGTCTGATAGTGGTCGTAAAGTTAACATGGATGAGTCAGGTTTTGCTAAAATCAAATCTGCAATCAGTGAAGTGTTATCTTATGGTAAATTGGTTGGTAGTATTTCTGCTGATATGGAACCTGTGATCCGCATTCCTAAGCGTGAAGATATTCCAACAAATGACCGCGCAAATCGTATTCTACCAAATGTTGTGGTTGAATTGTTATACACCAATGGCGTACACAAAGTTAAAGTACGCGCATTCGTAACTATCTAATAGGAGATAATTAATGTCGATGTTAAAATCTTTCGATCCTAAAACAGTTACACTAAACGTTGCAGGTATTACATTTTCTGGCTTTGGTGATAATATGTTAACTATTGACCGAGCTAATGGTGTAACAACTACCACTGTTGGTGTTAAGGGTGACATTTCTGTTAACGTAGATGCTCGTTATAATGGCACTTTATCGTTTACTTTATTACACAATGCGCCAGACAATAATGTGATGTATGCCTTAGTTAAATCGTATGAATTAGGTCAAACACCATTCTTCCCTGTATTCATGGAAGATCCAAGCGGTGCCACTATTTCAACTACAGGGTGGATTGAAACTCAACCATCTTATTCTGTTGGTGCTGAAACAGGTAGTTTGGAATGGGTGGTTGGATTAGCTGATGCTCGTCTATTCCCTAACGCTGAAATTTCTATTGCTAATGTATTATCTGGTGTAGCTAAGTCTGCATTACAGGGGATTTTCTAAGAAGATTCTAAAGTAATAGAATATTAGTTTCATGTGTCACAAGGATGTGACCTCTAATTATAACAAGGATGTATGTTTTGAGAAATAAGGATGATAAACATGAATCAAATTGAAGAACGTTTTTCCGTAGCTGGAAAGAATTTTATTAGTAAGAAATGGCCTACACGCAGTAAAGCATTCCGTAACCTGCCAATCATCGGTAAACATTTTGCTGTACCAATCTCTATGATCATGGCTAGTCGTAGTGAAGATGAATTACAGGAAAAGATCCCAACAGCATTATACATGTTGTTTGAACAATTAGAAGATAGTGATAGCACTGTTCTGATTGATACAATTTTAGAAGATGTTACAATTAATGATATTGCCAATGGTCTTGGTTATCGTAAATTAGATGTAGATAATGATATTGATGACATTGCTGACTTATTAGATTTGTTAGCTTTAGTGTTGCGTCAACAATATGGAAAACTGATTGAGGGAAAGTCTTTCGGGAACCTGCTTCAAGTGATGATTCCTCTAGCTCAGGCGACGGCATAAGCAAAGAAGCTCTTGCGTGGGTTGAAGCTAAGTCTACATTATCAGCATTAGATAGAATGTACATGAGAGTGGTAATAGACGGCAGAGTAGATCCAATCTCATTAGAAATGATGGGGTTGGATTTTTTGTTTGATATGCACGAATATTTAGATGTACAAAGCTATTTGGAAAAAGATGTTAGAAAGGTTGCCGAAAGAAAATCTAAAAAGAAAGAGCGAGGCAAGTAAATGACGAATAATGTAGTTGCTGGTAAGGTTGTCAATCAGATAGAGTTTAATATTGACAACCAATCTTGGAAGAATTTGAACAGGTTCCAACAACGAATCAAAGGATTAAAAGAACAACTCAAAGGGTTGAATGGTAGTTTTGTTGTAACAGGTAAGATTGAAAAGTTCACTCGTGCTGTTGTTAAGAGTGAGGAAAAGATTGCTAAGGCTAGAACTAAAGCAGTTAGTGATGAAGTTAAAGCTCAACGTGAATTAAATAAATTACACGCTGAAGCCAATCGCATGAACCGTAGTTATGATTATGGCAAACGTAAACAATTACGTGAAGCTAGTCAGATGCACCAGCTTGCATTACGAATGAATCGTGACTTTGACCAACAGCGTAAAAAGCGTCAGGCTGAAATAAATAGAGCGCATGGTGAGGCTCTACGAATGAATAAAGCTATGTCTGCTGGTAGTGGTGGTACAGTAAAACAATCCCGCGCTGAATTAGCAGCAGATCGTTTGAGTGAAGATCATCGCAAAGCAGAATTACGATTAGCTCAAGTTAGAGCGCCAGAAAGTGTTGTTGCTAGCACAAAACAAAGTATCACAAATTTAAACAAAGTATTTTCTGATGGGAATATTACATTACGTAAATATAATGCTGAATTGAATTTGTTGATTGGCGCACAGCAAAGAGCTATCCGGCATAATAGAATGATGAGTACATCATTTAGTGATATTCGTAATTCAATTGTAGCAGCCACAGCGAGCTTTACAGCGTATGCAGCAGCAGTCAATATCTATACAGAGGGTAAGGAGTTAGAATCTGTTAGGGCCGGTATGGCGTTGTTTGCTGGCAATGATATTGCTGTAGAAGATAATATGGAATTTATTCGCCAAGCATCTATGGATATTGGTGTTAACTTTTTAGAAGCGGCTAAGAACTTTTCCAAATTTCAAATTGTTGCACGTAATAGTATGTCTCAACAACAGTCTAGAGAATTGTTTTTGGGGATTAGTGAATATGCTCGTGTTACTGGTGCAACATCTCAACAACAAGGTAGAGCATTCTATGCTTTGCAGCAGATGATGAGTAAAGGTAAAGTTAGTAGCGAAGAGCTTAGACAACAGCTATCAGAACAATTAGTGGGTAGCTTTGATATATTCGTAAAAGCGTCAGGACTGACATCACAAGAATTCAGTAAACAAATGGAACAAGGTAATATCTTAGCAAAAGATATTCTACCAAAAGTTGCTGAAGAATATAGACGTGTTGCTAGAGAAAATGGTGCTTTAGCTAAAGCAATGGAAAAGGTTGCGGCACAAGAAGAAAGATTTAGAACAGCACTCACCACAGCCAAAGACACAATATTCAGAGATGGATTTGGTGACGGTATGGCTAGATTCTTCCGTCAATCAGCAGATATGTTATCGACAATGAAACCATTCTTTACGTTCATGGGTGGATTCATGGGTGGTATGATGGATGTATTCAAAGGTATTACAACTGTTATTGGTGGCGCATTCCAAGGCTTAGCAAAACTGTTAGGATTGATGGATAATCAAACAATTGAAAATGTTGGTAGATTATTTGGTACTGCGGGTGGATTGGCTTTAGGCGCATTAGTTGTTTGGAAGATTGGCAAGGCAGCTAGATATGCGGCTACAGCTTTCGCTATGATGAATTTATCCATGAAAGCAGTTGCAGCCACAGCACTCAGAATTGTTGCACCATTCTTAATCCTAGAAGATATTATTGTTGGATTACAGGGTGGTAAGAGTGTTTCTGGTGGAGTGTTCAACACTATGCAGGAATACAAAGCTCGTGGTGATCTTACGGGTAATCTAGCTAACGCTTTCCCTGTTGCTGCTATGGCTGCGCAAGGTGTTACCAAAATCATTGTAGAAGTTAAAGATTCTGAATGGTCTAAATCAATCAAAGCTACCGTTGCTGATACAATAGATAGTATTTCAACAAGTTTATTAGCAGAATAAAGGATATTACATGATTACATTTATTGTTGATAATAAACGAAACTATAGTAAGGGTAATGTTGTTGGTGATAACTACTTTCTAGATTGTACTGTCACCATTCAACATGATTTTAGTAATGAGGTGACACAACATGCTGTTGAAGATGGAACACCTCTTACTGACCATATCCAAAGACTAAACAACACATTCACTGTTGATGGAATATTTAATAAGTGGGCGCTAAACAAATACAACAATGATAGTTTATCACACACTGATAGAGTGAACAAGGCTTATAAGTTTCTCAGAGATTTGAGAGATAATAGAGAGGTGTTCACTCTTGTTTCATCTTATGAAGTTTTTCCTAATTGTGTAATCACAAACCTTTCTATTCCTGTCGGTGCTAATGATGGTGATGGTTTGTTCTTTAATATGACTATCACTCAAATTAGAACATCCAAGGTTAGTGAGGTGGCGATCACTAAAGTTGTTAATATCAAAGAATACAAACAAGATTCTGCATCAACAACATCTAATAGCGGTAAAACTAGCAGTGATGTTAAAACTAAGAATAATAATGAATCGATCCTTTATTCTTCAGGCTTAACTGCTAGAGACTTGATTAAAGATTCATTATCGGCAACACCAGATGAAAAGATGTTATCTGATTTAATGAAAGGGCGAGAATAATGTTATTAGAAATAAACATTCCTGATGATCCTAACACAGTGTTTAGTGTATCATTAGATGGTCGCATGTATGACATTAAATTACAATACAATGACAGGGATGAATCGTGGTACATGAACTTTAGTGTACAAGGTAAACAACCACTATTCAGAACTAAAATTACAGTTGGTGCTGATTTGTTAATTGGTTATTTAGGATATGATATTGCTCCTAAAGGATTGCTTTATGTAGTTGACATTGAAAAAGGATATGGTAGATTAGATAGATTGGGGTGGAGTAGTGGAAGATACAAACTCCGCTATTTAACATCGGATGAATTACCATGAATCAATTAAACCATAAATACAAATTAACAATATCTTATCCAATAAAGTTCAAAACTGTCCCTCAGCGAATCTTTTCTACAATTCCTCCTGTCACTAGCGATATTGCTGGCATTCCTAATTCAATACCTCTAAACACCACAACAGATGTTCGTTCAGAAGAGAATGATGTTCATAATGGTAGAGGTGTTGTATTAACAAATCACCACATAGAATTTGATATTAAATTCACTACAGATGGAGATGGATCTAACAATCCATCTTCTATCCTTATTTATAACATTAGTCCTACGACAAGAAAGTTCTTGGAGAATAGTGCTGGTGATAAACCTGAAATAATGTTAGAAGCTGGGTGGGAAACAGACAAAACTATTCCTATCATATTTAGCGGTGAAGTGATTGGTATTTCTGAAAGAAAGATTAATGGTGTAACAAGGGTTACAGAATTGTTATTGGGTAGTGGTACTGTAGCATCTAAAGAAGCAAGAACGTCAAGAAGCTACCAAGCCAACACATCACTAGAAACAGTGATTAAAGATTTAGTTAAGGATATGAATATTCAACAGGGGATATTCGACTTAGGAACAACCATCGCCACCATCACTAGACCATTAGCTCATGTTGGTCACACCAAAGACTTCTTAACCAAATTATGTAAAGACAATAAATTAAAATTGTTTATTCAAAACAACACTATCAATATTATTCCAGAAAAGATTGAATATGCTGGTCAGTATGTATTTAATTTATCTACTGAATCAAATCTGTTGAGTGTTGATGTTGATAGTAATGATACGTTGTCTGAGAATGAATCTGGTACAAGAAAAGCATTGTCAGTGGTTACAACATTAAACGGTGCTTACACTCTTGGTAGTAATGTTGTTGTGGATAGTTTATATCACAAAGGTGTATACTCAATCACTGAGATCCAACATCAGGGCAGCTATGAGGGTGGTAGTTGGTCTAGTAGTTTGAAACTTATTCCTGTTGATGGGTATGAAATTAGAGGTGTAGAGTGATAACACAAAAACAATTACTAGATTCTCACTTTGATAGACGTATGGCTAATTTAGTTCATACGTCATTTCCTGCTGAGATTGTAGCTATCCGTAATGCTTCTGTTGTAGATGTTCAACCGTTAGTGGAAACTTTAGATCCAGACGGATTACGCATCCCATATCCCACTCTATACAATGTTCGCTTATACAATATGTCAAATTCAAACGGAGACGTGTTTATAAGCGTTCCTGTTGAGATTGGTAGTAGGGTATGGGTGTTTGTATCTGAGCGCGATACAGCCAATCTGATGAGCGTTAATCGTGTAGAATCCACTACAGCAATGACGCATGACTTATCAGATTGTTTTGCCATTCCAACATTCTTCACAGACACTAACATTCCAGACATTCCAACAGATAAATTACTTATCAAGAATAAAGATAGTAGTGTGTTAGTGGGTGCTGATGGGATTGAGATAGTGACTGACAATATTAAGATCACATCTAAATCTGCTGATATTGTTAGTGAGACAATTAACATAAAGGGTAATATTAAACAAACAGGCAACTTAGATGTGATAGGGATCATCACCCAGAACACAAGACCTGTTGTAACATCGTAGGAGAAACAATGTTAGATTTTAAACTAAATAATGATAGTGATATTTATTGGGATGTTGATGATATTGGTGTATGTAAAACATTCCAAGATGCTACACGTCAATCATTACAAACTAAACTTAGAACATTTAAAGGTGAATGGGTATTAGATACCTCTTACGGTATTGACTACTTTGGTCAATTGCTAGGTAAAGGATTATCACAAAAAGATACAGACGCTGTGTTTATTGCTGAAATATCTAACCACCCTGATGTTATTTCAATCAACAATTTTAGCTCTAGATTCAACCCTTATACACGTTTCTATGATATGGAAATTGATGTTAAGAGTAAGAGCGGTAATATTGTTACGTTCCTACCTTCTGTTAGAGCAGAACAAGAAATTACATATCCTGACGGAAATACAACAGCACTACAACCTAGCTGCACATTATAGGAATTAATATGGGAAAGATTACAAGCTACGGCTATGAAAGAAAGTCACTACCTGATATTCTAACATCACTACGAAATAAAGTTAAATCAAAACTTGGGAATAGTTGGGATGTTCGGACAGGAAGTATTACAGATCAATTTTTATCTGTATTCGCATTAGAATTAGATGAAGTTGAGCAAGGGTTGGAAGGTGTTGTAGCAACACAAACTTTAAATGGTGCCGAAGGTATTTATTTAGATAATATCCTAAACCAACAAGGCGTTTATCGTAAGGGATTGAGTGCAGGAGGTGGGGATACCGTTGTATTTACATCTTACGCTAACGCCAATACAACAATTCCAACCACAACAATTTTCAATGCTACAAATTCAATCCAATACAAACCTATTACAAATATCACTGTAGATAAATACATGGGTTGTTACCAATTGAAAGAGTCGGATATTGTTGTTGGAACTACATACGTTTTCAAAGCATACAATTCTAGTGCGTCAAGTTTTGCACCAACATTGTCTGTCACCGCATCTAGTGTTGCTGACAAGGTGAGAGTGATGAATGAGTTGGTGACTTATTTCAATAATAATATTCTTGACAAACCTGCTGATTGTTATTATGATGTATCTAATAAGGAATTATTTGTTGGTTTTAAACAACTAGACAACACTCCTTTACCATTCCAAGATAATAATTTGTTTTTAGAAGTGAGTCCTAGTGTTGGTGTTGTTGGGACTGTAGTTCCTGTGATTGCTAGCACTAAAGGTTTTTATCCACTAAAAGCAAATAACATTACATCAATCAATCCTACATACACTGGATATGTTGGTGTAACTAATCCTAATGATTTTGATTCAGGAACCACCACACAAACAGACGCTGAGTTTCGCTCTCAGGCTGCATCAATTAAGAATGCTAACTTATCAGGAACACTAGATAGTGTGTTAGATGGGTTATCTGATTTACGTGGTGTAACTGCTGTCAGAATTTATTCAAATCCAGAATTCACTAGACTTAAAGATTATCAGAATACGACAATCTGCGATCCTTACACATACAATTGTGTTGTTGAGGGTGGTAGGGATGTTGATATTGGTGAAGTGATTGTAAAGAAAGCTCCATTCAATACAAAATCTTTCGGTAGTGATTCTGTCACAGTTTACGATTCCAACAATAATGCTATTACAGTGAAATATTCAAAATGTTATTCTTTTGATTACACTGTCAAAGTAGCTTATAAGACTAAAGATAATAGTGTATTGCTTGAATCTGAAAGAAACATAATCAATACAAACTTACGTAATATCACTTTACAAATGCAAATTGGTGAACCAGTGAGTGTTGACTGGATTAAAGCTGTAGTGTATCAATCATTACCAATTGGTCGATTAGTTAGTGTTTCTGTTGAATTACTAGACCTCACCAGACCATCAACATTTACTCCTTTTGATTTGTTAGTTGAATATAACAAGCGTCCTCGCATTCACTTAGCAGGAATCACTTACGTAAGAACATAGGAGAACTTAATTGAATGCTAATAAAATAGTTCTCGTTCCAAATCGCGTAGAAAAAGCCAAAGAGTTATTACTATCTCAATTTAAAGATAAACCAAATATCTTAGCCATGACAGATGTTATTGTATCTGAATTGCAAGAAATTGAAAACGCTTTAATTGATTTACAAGCTGTGAGCACATTGGATGGTGCTTACGGCTATTGGCTTGATGAATTTGGTCAACGATTGAATGTTAGCAGGAATGGTAAGATTGATAGCGATTATAAAACAGCTATTAAGATTGCTATGGCTAAACGTAGAAGCACAGCAAGTAGGGAAGATATTATAGAGCTTGTTAGTGCTTTAACAAACGACACCACTGTTTCTTTAGAAACCCCTTATCCTTACATGGCAGAACTAAAAGGGTTCTTAAAATGTGTTGAGGATAATGAAGAAGCATTAGCTATGATTGCATCAATGTTTCCTCTACTCACTAGAACTCGAATTATCAAACGATACACTAAACCATTTACTCTACGTGCTTACGGTGCTGCTGATAACAATATGGGGTTTGGTGATAACGCCAAATTAAATAGTTTGAGATATGTTGATGATGGCGATAGTGGTAATGTTGGTATTAAATCTGAATATCCCTATGACCTACCATTCGTTGATGGTGCTGTCCACATTAAAACATTACCAATAATCTCAGGTAATAAAACAGTGGGTAGTACGTTGTCTATCACCAATATTACACCTTGGCTTGGCGATGCTCCAATCACTGTTTCACGTCAATGGTTGGTAGATGGTTATATTAAAACTGGCGCTGTTGGTGAAACTTTTGTTGTATCAGTAGACTTGGTTGGAAAGAAAGTTGGTTGTATTGTTAGTGCTGAAAACAGTATTAATAAGGTGAGTGTCAGACTTGTTGATGTTACTATTACATCCAGCACAGATACTGCCCCAGTGAATACAGTTGCACCATTATTGAGTGGTAGTAATATTGTTGGTAATATTATCACCTCAAGCACTGGAACATTCACATCAACAACACCTATCACATATTCGTATCAGTGGTATAAGAATAATGTTGCTATTGGTGGTGCTACGTTAGGAACTTACACAACCAACTCAACGGACATAGGTGCTAATATCAAGTGTCGAGTGACAGCGACGAATGCTGTTGGTAGTACGTCAGTGGATAGTAACACTATTACAGTACAAAGTATTCCCGCACCAACTGGTGTAGATATGTCAGGTATTAGAAATCTTGTCAGGACATATTTATCAACACAAGGTATTACATCAGCGTATTATATTTTTGGTAAGAATGGTGCTGTAGATTTAAGCACATTCACTACAGACGATCATTGGTATAATCCTCTCACTAATAACGTTGGACACGATTATCAAATTAAATATGAAGTGTTGTCTGGTGGTGGATTTACTCAAGCGGCAAATACATATTACCATCTAACTAACGCTGTTCAATTTACTACAGGTGATGCTAGTGTAGCAATCCCTTATACTGGAACTGTTAGATTTACAATACAACACATTCCAACATCTACACTATTCACTAAAGATGTTACGATTAATATTACTGTGGAGAATAACTAATGTCAACGCAATTTTTACCTGAATGGGCGCTAGCTAATGCCTATCCAGATTCAACACAAAATAAAATAAGACCAGATAGCGCATTGCGTCAATATGGATACCCTAAAGATTATTCCCCAACTGCTGAAGAATTAAATTGGCAATTGAATAATATTTATGAACATATTAATGAGCTTCGGCTGATAGCACAAACAGCTAGTCAACTCCCTGTTGGAACAATTCTTACAGTGAAAGGTCGTGCTGATAATCCTAATACGTATTTAGGTTATGGTACATGGGTTGCTGTACAAGGTAGATTCTTGGTTGGTGCTGGTAATTCAACTGACGCTGAAGGTAATTCTGTTACATACACTGCTGGTGCAACTGGTGGTACTCATAAAACAATGTTATCAACATCTCAAATCCCAGACCACACTCACACATATAAAGATACATATATGTTTGAACAAGGTAGTGCTATGGGTAGTAATGTTCCAACAGAGTTTAAAGAAAGTGCTGCTGGGTTGAATAATGGTTTTGGTCAAGGTGCAATTAACTATGACAACGATACTTTAGTGTTTAGACAAGGAACTACTAACGCATCACCATCCGTTCAAGTTGCAGTTAATACAACACCAGCACATTTAGTTGTGTATATGTGGGAGCGAACAGCATAATGACTATTGAAGTTGTAGCGGCTTCCGCTAAATATTTATGGATTCCTGTATTAGCAGGATTTGGGTATTTCTTGAAACGTAGAGATAATAAGATAGATGAATTGGAAAGCAAGCTATCATCAAAAATAACAAAGGAAGATGTAAAAGAACTAATCCACTTAACATTACTACCTTTGGAAGCTAAGATAGATAGAGCCACCGAATCAAATATGGAAAACACTCTATTGCTCAGGGAAGTTAGTCAATCATTAAATACATTGGCTAAAGACTTAGCTGTTCAATCAGCAATTAACAATCACATTTATCATAAAAGTATGGAAGGAAAATAATATGGGTAGTCGTAGACCAGTAGATGATAAGCCAGTAGATCCTAAAGATGGTGGCACTGACAAACCAAAAGAAAAACAACAATAATCGGATAATTAAATGACTTTATATCTACTCTTGATGTTGTTATTTTGTGTAACCACAAAGAGGGTAGAATATAGAGACTGGTTAGCTGCTGTATTATTGTGCGTTCTACAATTATTAGACTACCACTTTGGAGACACTGTTGGTAGTCTTATTTTTCCAAACACATCTACAAACTTCTTATCATTAGCACTAAATAATCTGTTATGTTTATTGATAGGGACAATCGTAGCTACACAATGGAAAAAGTGGATAATTGTTACAACCTACTTTATTGGTGTGTTGTTATTTATCAATGAAGCTATGACAGTATACCAATCTATATTTTATCCATATTTAAATCTATATCAAACTATCTTGTGTGAAGGAATAATCTTATTGTTGCTAATTAACAAAAGAATCATACAAGATGTAAAAGACACAATTAAGGAGAGTTTGAAATGTCCTTATCAACAATGAACCAATCTTTCATTGATCTGTGTGTCAAGGTGATTATTGCAGAAGAAGGATTCTCAGCTAAACCTTATTATTGCACAGAACAATACGCAACAATCGGTTATGGTAGACTATTATCACCAGTGAGAAAGTTTCCACTACCAAATATTACAACAACCAAGGAACAAGAACGTTTCTGGTTAGAGAATAGAATTAAGACAAACATTAACGAATTGATTAGATCGTTTCCTGTATTTAACACACTAAGTAATGTACGTAAAGTGGTGTTAGTTAGCATGGTGTATCAACTTGGAATCAACCGCATATCTAAATTCACAGAAATGTGGAAAGCTATCAAAGCTGGTAATTATGATAAAGCTGGTATTGAAATGTTGGATAGTTTAGCTGCTAAGCAAACACCAAACAGATTTAAGCGCAATTTCGAGATGTTTACTAAAGACGTTATGCTTCCTTATTATGGAGTGTAATCCATGAACCGTATATTGATTTTAAGCGCTCTAGGCTTGCTTGTATTGAGTTATATTACATATACACACATTACCCTACAGGCTAGCCAGATAGACGCTCTAAAGGCTTCTGAGAAAGCGTTACAGCAACAACTAGAACATACATCTCAAATAGCTAATCACAACGCTGAAATGTATCTTAAATCTAAACAAGAATTCCAATCAACATTAGACTCTTTACACGAATTGCAGAAGTCTATTGATGATGTAAAAGATAAATCTATAAATAAAGAAAGGGTGGTGAACAGATATGTTGATTCACTTGATAAAGAAAGTTTTGAGAGTAGGTGTTTTAATATGTCTGTCCCTGATAATGTTGGTAGGGTGCAGCAGTAAACCTGAAATCAAATATGTAGAAAAGATTGTTGAAGTAGAAAAACCAACGCCAAAACAATTAACCTCTTTATGTGATATTCCAAAAAGAGATGGTGATAAGGTGAGAGATTATATAGTTTCTGAAAACAGATTATATAATGCTTTAGTGATATGTAATCTTAAAATTGAGGCAAGAAATAATGAAAAATAAAAAGTTCTCTCGTACCCATTTCTTTAATGTACTTATTGGTATGATTGGTGTGTTAGAGGTTAACTTACACCTCCTGCAATCATCTATGGGTGAATGGTATGGTGCAACATATATTATAATTGCAATGATTGGTGTGTATTTGAGATTGACACATCAGGATAATAACGGAGAATCTGAATGTCAGAAATCAGATTAACAAGTGATCAATGGGTCGATATAACCACTGCTGCTGGTAAGAATGTTGGGGATAGTTACGCTCTACAAAACACATCAACTGGTGCTGTAATATTGCATGATGCTGATACAATTCCAAGTAATTCTGTAAATAATGGTGCTGTGATATTTCCACCAACAGAACATCATACATATTCATCAGTTAGTGTATTCGATGTATTTGCTTCTAAGAAAAGAATATTTGGTAAGTTGGTTGATGCTGACAGACCAGCAATATTAGCAATCAAAACTCTAGTGAGCAAAGCTATCACTCGATTCATTTATAATTTTGATGGAGTTGATGATAGGATAAGTTTGCAGTATAGAGCTATTAACCCTGATGGTGATATTGATATTGAATTTACCACTGGTGATACATTGCCTGTTGTTGGCACTTCATGGACAATAATATCTCAAAACGTAACTGCTACATCAGCCAATAGAGAGTTCGGTCTGTACACTAACAACTCGAATGCCCTACAACTGATGGTAGGTGGTTCTTTTTCTGCTAACATGGATCAGCCTTTAGAAATAAATTCTAAATATAGAGTAACTCTATTTGGTACTGAATTAAAATACTACAAAAATGACAATCTAATACTGACTACAACATTTAATCGTGGTGCAGCCAGAGAACCTAGTGCAGTCACAAATATTGCCGCTAGAAACACAGCAGTATCATCTTGGGGTAGTTACTATAGAGGACAACTATACAACATCAAAATCAATGGTACAACATACCCAATCCAAGAACGCAGCCAAACAATCCAACTTCCATCTCCTAGTGGATTAGGTGCTGAGCTGATTACACAAACAGTGCTAGAGAATCCAGTATCCAAGGGCACACAATGGGCATATCTTGGAAATGGTAGATGGCAGTATGTTGGTGATGGTAGTTTTAACAGTATTAGATTTCTACCGTCTGTCGGACACCCTTCCGTTGGGATGATAGAGTTTGAGGTGGAAAGTATCTCAGGTACGATGCGTTGCACTAGCGGGTTTTCTCCCAGCAGTTCAGTGGGTACAGTTTTTAGTAGTGTCGGCTTTAAGCGAGCTTACTATACAGCATTTAGTTTAGACACACAACTAGCGTTCTGTAGAAACAACGCAGGCGTGGCGGCATCCTGCATCATCAAAAACATATCATTCAAACCACTATTCACACTAGCCAATAATACAAATTTAGTGGTGAATGGTGATTTTGCTAGTAGTGCTGGTTGGACAACAACTACAGAAACATCAATATCTAGTGGTAAATTAAATTTCGCAGCAACCACTGCAACACGAAATGTCACTAGAGAAATGTCCATCCAAAATAACAAAGACTATCTATTAACTTACACAGTTGATTCAATTAGTAGTGGTGAAGTGAGAGTTATTGTTTATGCACCTGACAGACATTATATATCACCAAACAGAACAGTTGCGGGAACGTATAGTGAAGTGGTTAGGTTTAATAATGGTGTTGGTAGCTTTGTTAACACAATCCTTGTTCAAGCTGGTCACGTTAGTGCTACAACAGCACAAATAGATAATATTAGCTTAGTTGAGATAAACACTCTATGTAATCCTGCTGTGATGGTGAATACAACTTCAGATAGATGGGTTGAGATCCCAGACACAATAGTTACACCAAAATTGATGGCTTTCAATAGTCAAAGCAATTCACAATATTTAACAACAATTTAAGGTAATAAAATGGCAGATAATTTTATTGTAAAAGATGGTAATAACAATAACATCACTATTCGCAGTACAGATATTGGTACAGACTTACATGTGCCACTACATGGTCGATTCTATCGTGATATTCCTGATGTTTTAGGCAGCCTTGGTGCAGTAGGCAACACTGCTGTATTCGATGCACGCAATACAACAGGAATTGTTGTTAGCTTAACAGCTTCTGCTGTAGCTGGATGTAACGTATCATTTGAAGCATCTTTAGATAGTACAGATGGTACAAACGGAACGTGGTTAAACGTTATGGGTCAACGTAGTGACGATCCTTCAACTTTAGTGAGTAGTATTTCAAGTATTAACGCAACATTAACTTATGGTGTGGCATTCCAAGTTAGTGGATATAGTTGGTTTAGGGTACGTTGTACAGCAATCACTTCTGGCGCATTAAACGTTCGGATTAGTCCTTGTGATGATTTGGTTATGCCTAGCCGCGCACCAACGTCCCAAGCTATTGTAGGTCAAGCTGCGCACGATGCTGCTGTTTCTGGTAGTCCTGTTCGTGTAGGTACAAAAGCTGTTAACGCTATGCCAGCCGTTGTTAGTGCAACAAACGATGTGGCTGATTCAGTATCTACAATGCAAGGGGTTTTGTTAGTCACTAACGATGTTATTCCTACACAACGTTTACGTGCTTCTTCTGGATTAACAACTACATCAGATGTTATTTTATTTGCTGCGCCAGCAGCAGGATTACGCAATCATGTAACAGATATTCAGTTGATCAATATTGGCGCTGCTCTTGCTGATGTTATCATTAAAGACGGCACTACTGAAATTTGGCGATTACCTCTACCCCAAAACATTCCAGTGACAATTGCTGGTTTACGTACTCCACTAACAGGTACTGCCGCCACAGCAATTAACGTAACTTTAAGTGTTGCTGGAAACGTTCGCATCAATGCACAAGGATACGTTGCTGTATGATGACATTGAATGATTTTATACATCATTCAGAAAGTAGATATGCTGTCATAACACATGACAGCTATCTTACAGATCCAGTAGCTCAATCATTAACACCATCACCAAGGACGTTTATTTATCAATCTGTGGAAATGGTGGTAATTAGTTTGGAACCTCTATCAGTTCCACAATTAGTTGAGTATGCTAATCAAGCTGCGAATGGTGTAGAATTTGAGTTAACAGTTGGTAGTGGTAAAGTTACACTATTGACACATTCTAAAATATTAGATATATTGAATAAGTATGAATCAGAACTCTAAACTATTTAAACTCCTAATCAGCATAGACCAATTCTTTGCTGTGTTGTTATTGAACACTAATCCAGACCAAACAATATCTGGTCATGTTGGATATAAAGCATTAATGACAAAAGAAAAGAAATGGTTGATTGCTGAGAAATTGATTAATAAATTATTCTCACGATGGGAACAAGATCATTGTTTCAATGCGATTGAGTGGGACAGACTAAACAAATAAGGAACAAAAATGTTATATTCAGATTTTCCTTTAGTATTGTCTGATTTAGATAGGAGTGAGATTTTAAAGAAAATCATCTCTTATGTCAACAATTCAGATAATGATACAACTAACGAAAGTGCCACCCTAAATTATGATTTCGTAAAGAATGAATTCAAGAATTCTGAGAGTTTTGGCAATACATCAAAAACTATTCAGACAGCAATTACCACACAACGTACTACAACAGCCACACAATTCAATAACTCTCGATTGTTGTCGTCAGTTGCTGTAGACTTCCCTCGTAGTAAGTTTAATTTTGTTACAGGTAAGTTTGAGGGTTTGTTGTGTGAGCAAACATCTACCAACCTACTAACACATAGCAATAATATGAGTGATGCTAGTTGGTCTAAGGTTGCAGCAACAATCACTCCTAATGCTGGCTTAGCTCCTGATGGTAGTAATACAGCTAATGGTTTGTTTGAGACAGCAGTAGTTAGTCAACACATTTTAGATAAATCTGTTTCTGGTGGTGCGACAATATACACAGTATCATCGTATGTTAAAGCCAATGGTCGTGACATATTTATTTTACGCACAGACGATGTTGGTAGCGTTAATGTCCAAACAGCAACATTCGATTTAACCAATAAGACAATAGCTAGTCCAGCAGTCGGTGTAGCAAGAGGTACTGCTACAATATTAGCTCCGTTCCTCACTGAATTACCTAATGGTTGGTTCCATTGCGGATACACTGTGAGTTTTTCTGTTGCACCAGCAACTGTTCGTATTAGACAATACAGTTCTACAGAATTAGCGTCATCTTATGTTGGTGATACAACAAAAGGTTTACTGCTATGGAATCCACAACTAGAACCAACATATACTGCCACATCATTGATTCCAACTACTACCGCTACAGTTAGTCGTACTGTAGACAATTATTCTATTACAATCCCTAATATCAGTGAAGGGACATTGTTAATTGTAGCGTCTGGAACATATCCTTTTGATAATGTAAACCAGACGCTATTCTCGTTGTCTGATAACACAGCTGATAATAGTATCACTGTACTGAGAAATAACAGTTTGTCAGGTAGTCAGCTTACAATTGTTGGTGGTGGTGTAAGTCAAGTGCTGTTTAATTCTACACAAAAGCAAAATAATGTTACAACAAAGTTTGCTATCTCATGGAATGCTAATAGTTATACGTATGCTGAGAACGGCGTAGTCCTATCATCAGGAAATGTTACATCACCGACTGGACTAACTAGCTTAGTCTTAGGGGCTGGGTTGTCATCAGCTAATTCTTTGAACGGAACAATAGCTAAAGTTGTTTATATTCCTAAGAAACTATCTGATTTAGATGTTCAGACAATTTCTGCATGAATAAGCAAGTAGTGTCGTGGATTGAGCATTCAACTATAGCAGCAATCATTCAAATTGTATTATCTTTTTGGTTTGGGTGGTTAGCTGCTGGTTGGATTGCTTGTGCTGTGTTTCTTGGTAGAGAAATTGCTCAGCATGAATATAAAGGCGGTGATAGGAAGAATTCAGATCCGCTATATGGATTAAAACATCATTGGACATTTGACAGCATTATGGATGTTGTTTGTCCAGCAATTATTACAGGAATATTATGGTGGTTATTCGGATAGGAACAATTTACGATATGACAAACCCTGAAGCTCCTTCGGCTTTGGTTGGTTATCATGTAGACACAACTGAGAAAATTAACGGAGCTGACGCTTTTCAGATTACACCAGCTAATCCTTATCACAGCTTTGCTGATGCAATTACATTTAGATATAAGTTTAACGACAAAGCTCAGGCTGATACTTTCATAGGACAAGAATAATGGCAACATTTAATAACGTAACAATTGAAGATGTTTGGGTGGACGTAACTACTCTTTCTGGGGCTATTACTACATCACCGTATGCTATACAGAATGTTGGTGTAGATGCTGTGTATTTGAAAGAATCAGCTAATGCCCCAACTACAGATGATGGTGCTGTTTTGTTTGGTGCTCAGTTTGGTGAATTATCCAAAGCTGAGATTCAAGCTAATAGCAATAAGATGTGGGCTAAAGTTGTTGGTAGTGGACGTAAGACAACATTAGCAGTTTATAGCTAGTAACCCCCACACAAATAATATTCCTTCTTAGTTTTAACATCTACAGCTTTCTTACATTTCTTAGAAATAACTTTCTTTTGGTGTTTAGAAAGCTGTTTTTGTTTGCTAGAAATATTATCCTTCACAACAATAGTTTTACGTTTATTTGCTGATGAAACATCAAACGTTGTCAATGTAAATAACACAATAATTGTTGCTGTGATTGTTTTGCATAACATAACTATTCTCCTAGAATGAAGCCCAGCGTTTGCTGGGCTTTTTATTTGTTGGAATTAGTTTAGGTTATTTTATGTTGGTTGTCAATGGATGTTTTAAATCACATCAGACACCACTGTCAATCCAAACACAGAAAGGCACCAAATCATTATTCCTGTTGGAATTAACACTAAGTAAAACATTAATTCATTTATAAATTCATCAGTCATATTGCTCTCCTTCTACCACCTCACACCAATAGTGTTCATACCTACCTAAGAACTCCTCACCCATAATACTAGCAATTGCTTCACCCAAGTTTTCGGCATGTTTTCTGCTTGATGCAAGGATTTGTTGTTTGATTGCTGGGGTGTTTGTTGTCCCGTCTTGACTCCATTTACTTAGCCAGAAAATTAATGTGAATTTATTCATACGTCACCCCTTTTGGCGTATTCGTTCAACTAACCATTTTCCAATGAAATAAAAGGCGCCCAAACATATGGCCCACATAGTCAGTGCAAACGGAAGTACAATAAAATAGAATATTGCGTCCATTATTTACCCCCTTGGCGGATTTTCTCGGCATATTGTTCTGCAAATTGAATTATATGAGTAATAGCAGCTTTATAGTATTCTACTTTTTGAGAGTTACCTTTAGGGAGTTGTACCTGTTCAGCAAGAGCTTTCGCAAAATCAACCACTACCTCAGCACATAACTCTGGAAGTTCTGATTGTAACTCACGGAGTTCAGCTAAAACCTTGTCACGTTGTTGTCGTACAGTAGCTTTCATTCGTCGCTGTTCTTCATTATCCCAAACCAGCACTGCTACATCCTGAGCAGAATAAGCAACACCATTAACAACAATCATATCCACCCAATTAGCGCATTTAGCGTTTAGTTGTTCTGGTGTGTCGTCTAGCACTGGCGATAAGCTATCCAAACCTTCCATATTACCCCTCCAACGTACTTTCTAACACCACTCCACCATCAATCACTAACCCTAACGACCCATCAACACTATGTTTAATATAATGCTTACCAGCTAACAATTCTGGCATTGGGTTGGATGGAGGAGTGTTGACTTTAGTGATAGCACGAACAGCGTCACTGAGTTCTTTTTCACTGATCAACAGATCTTTAATCGTAGGTCTCACCTGAAAATAGAAATTATCGCTAGTGTCAATTGAAATAAAATTAGCGTTAGAATTACCATAACGGATAGAAGGCGAGAAATACTCAACCCACTTCTTAGTGTTTGGAAAACTAACGAATTTCTGTTCATTTACTTTCAATTTTTCTGAAAAATACTCTAATAAATCCTTACCTGTAACTTTGTATGTTGTAGTCATGTTGTCTCTCCTATTTGTTGAACACGTAGAAATAATAAACCTCGTTGATAACTGTGTCAATGGGTGATTTGAAATATTTTAGATAATAAAAAGCCTAGCGCAAGGCTAGGCCACATTCATCACAAATCTACATCAAACATCATATCTTCCTCTACATCGCTATTGACAGCAGCAGTGAGGTAGTTTCCTAATTGCACTTCTTGTGGTGCTGATTGGACTAGGTTGGGGTTGATATAACTTTCCAACCATTTAGGGCTAGATTTTACTTTAGGGAAATCAAACTTAATTCCTAATCGCTGATAGACATTACCTGCTAAGTGGTATACGTAGTCTTTAAGCACGTCACTGTTAAACCCTACAACGCTACCACATCCAACAAATAGATTATCAGACCATTCCTGTTCACTCTTAACAGCAGTGTCTAGGATCAGCTTAACCTCATCCTTCATTTCTTTCCATTCAGACCATTTCTCTTTCTTAATGATAATGTTTAAGAAAGCTAGCATATTCTCTAAATGACAACCAGCCTCGTCATTGTGAATCAAACCAACACGTTTAGCAATACCGTTAAACTTACCTGTGCTATCAGCTAATGCGAATGTAGCCATAAATGACGCAAGGAACATAATTCCTTCCAATGCAACAAACGACACTAACAATTTAATTGTAGCTTTACGCTTATCAGATAGAGTTGATGACTCATCTAACAACACTGTTTGTTTATATGCCTTGAATGCTTTCCCAATCGGCGCTAAACGCTTTAATAAATTAGCATCATTGTTTACACGTTCATACATCTTATTAGGGTCTGAGAAGCATTGAGCAACGATTAGAGCATAAGCCTCTTCATGCACAGCCTCAGCATCACCATGATAGCTAATTAACTTCTTGGCTTGGTGGTTGGTGAGGATTGGAAATAAAAGCTCTTGTAGTGAGCCTGAAGCCAAACTATCAGCAGCCATTTGAAAGCTAAGATTACGTACCATAAGCTCTACAACATTAGGATCTGCTTCTTTCATATCAATAGCTGACTGAGCTAATGAAAACTCATCTGAAGGCCAGAACAAGCTGCGTTGTTTTTGATCTAATATAGTTAGTTCAGGATACGGGTTATTGAACGCATCAAACACGCCTAAATCCTCACCAAAGAATAAAGGATTTTTACCCTTAGCTGTTGCTTTGTTATTGAAATTTAAAAATTCACTATCAATTGTCATATACATCTCCATTATTAATTCCTAGCGTATTTTACGTAAAAAGAATCCCACAATCAAGTGTTCACTATCAAGTGGGATTCATAATTTAATTGCTATAAGCTACAGCTTTCACAATCAGGAGTTTCTTCAACAACCACTTTATTTCCCCGATCAGTTTTATGATTTGAGTAGTATAAAGTTTTCAATCCCATACTATCAGCATACAAGTAGTTTTGTGTCTGAACAGATAATGGAATTTTGTTGTTTTCGTATTTAGTGAAATCAATCCATGTATCAGCACTAATTGTTTGGTCTGTAAACTTTTGGAATAAAGCATACATATTAACAACAGTTTTGAATGGTAGATCCCACGCTAATTCATATTGGTATTTATCACATTCTGGTGCAAAGAATTGGATGTGATTACCACCACTACCGTCTTTCAACACCATCATCTCACGAACGGGATAAAGAGAATTAGCGCTAGACCCAAAAACACTAGAACTCTCACACGGCATGTGTGCAGCCAATACACTAAATCTTACACCCCATTCCATCACTTCACTACGTAATTGTTCCCAATCGTAATGCAATGTTGTTGTGAGCTTATCTACATTCTTACAATATGTATCAATTGGTAGCCAACCATCAACCCATTTGGTTTTACCAATCCAATCAAACATACCCTTTTCTTTAGCCAATCGAATGCTAGCTTTCAACAAGAAATAATAATGACGTTCAGCAATCTTATTGATTGTTTCAATATCATCATACTTCTTACCTTGTTTAGCTAACGCATAAGCTAAGTTTGTAACACCAACACCAATAGAGCGATATGCTTTGGCTGTAACTTCCCACTGAGGGAAAGGATATGTCATATTATCAATTAACATATCAATAGACTTACAGACAATATATGTTGTTTCTTCATAATCTTTATCTGTTGTGATGCGTGCTACATCAATTGCAGATAAGAAACACAACGCTGTCAACCCATCCCCATCTTCATGTTCTGTCTTATATAGCTCAGTGATATGATTGTATGGGATTGTTGGTAGTAATACTTCTTGGCATAAATTCGACAATCTAATCTTATGAGCCTTAAATGGAGTATGCTGATTAGCATGTGTAAGATTGGTTCGATAAATCCTACCAGTCTCAGTGCGATTACTAATCCACAAATCCCAAATAGCTCTAGCCTTCACTTTTACTGTATTAGGCTTAGCTAACACAATATCAATCAGCTTATCATAATAGTCAACATCTGATGTGCTGAAATCTTCATACAACAAAGGTTCTTGTCGAATACTCGCTAAAGGCCAATCACCATTCTTTGCCACTTTACGCAAGAAAGATGTATTCCATAACAAAGAATAATCTAATTGTGTGATTCGTCGTTCTTCTGGTGAACGTGGTAGTTTCAAACTCAACAATGTCATCACTTCTGGATCTAGAACATTGAATGAAACTGTTGCAGAACCGCCGCGGCTGTTACCACAAACTACGTGTATTCCGTTTCGTCTAACCATCACATTACCTGTGGGGACAGTGACGCAATAAACTTTACCAGAGTATTCTACTTTAGATTTTGAGCATCCTCGACCAGACACAAAACGTCTATCCATCGCATAACCTAATCTGTAAAGAGTAGAATGGCTTTCATTCACGAGAGGTGACTCTTTTACGCTACTCGACACACCTGCAACCGCACAAACCGCAGAAACTAAGTTAATAGCTTCCTTGTTTGTGTTAGAATACGTAAAACTCAAACATTCCGAATCCTGTCGAGAACCATCCCATTTAGCTAGTTCTAGTAAAAACTCCCTACACCACTCAGTAGAAACTTTATTCAAGTCCACCCACTTAAATTCTTTATCGAGCAGGGAAGAATCCCCTATACGAACTCGAACTACTTGAGTACCTGCCTTAGTTAAAGTAACTGTGTAGTCAAAGTTGTCCTTAACAATTTCCAAAAGCGCATCAACCTTGCGTTGTTTCTTAAAATGAAAATCTACTGTCTTTTTAGAAGTTCCCCGCTTATATCCGTCTGCTTGGAAAGCTATACGGAGTCTATCTAGTGCGCTAAGGGTAGTCCACTCACCATTTTTAATAGAGCCTTTTTCAAAAACAGTATGTCTTTTTGGTTTAAAATCTTCCGCAAAAGTGTGATTAAATTCTTTCTTAATAGCATAAGATTTTTCAACACGCCATGAATTACCAAAGTCTTTAGTTTGGGTTGTGACGTGTTTGTTTTGTCTCCAACTCATCCGGTGATTTGGTGTTACTAGCAAATCAACCACTTTCCGGTTTTTGCCCTTATCCTTAAAGTGATACATCTCACCTTCATAGTGCCTAGAATATCTTTCCAATGGTTTAACAAAAGTAAGAATACCTTCATCGTCCACTTGTCCAACTAAACAATTATCAGTTAAATCCTTGAAAAGTTTCCAACCGTTGCTTGTTAGTATCTCAGTGTCATCACTATAGCACTGCTGTTTAACCTCTTTAGTGATAGTTTCTAAAGCCTTATAATGTGGGATTTTACCACCAGCTTTAGCATATCCATTGCGAACATCTTCTTTAGGACTACGAACATCATACTCTAACCCCAATCCAGCACTAGATGCAGTAGCCATGAATGCAATATGCTTAGCTGATTCAATTCCATGTAAACTATCACCAGCCGTAGCAATCACACAACTAACACCAACATTAGACTCTGTTCGCTGTCCCGTCATAATAGGACTTGGAATATTAATCTTTTGTTCAGACGCTTTCTTGTAATACAGAATAACGTCATCTAAAGATTCATTCTCGAACAAAGACATTGCAATCCCCATAAACATAAATTGTGGAAGTTCTTGCAATTTGCCATCAGCATCTTTACGACCAAACTTATCAACAAACTGACGTAATGTAGGATAGCCATATTCTAAATCTTTATCGTGATTGATATGTTTTTCCAATACGTCTAATTGTTGTTCTGTGTAATTCATCTTACGCCACAGATTACACTCTACAGCATATTGGTAATACTGTTTAAACGAACGTGGAACGTCTACAGTCTTACGAATCACACCAAGCAATAGCCTACCAGCGACCCTATTATATGCTGGTGTCTGCATCTCTAGGGAGGCTTTAATTAACGCATCCTGCACCATACTAGATGGAACGACATTATCTTTTGGTAGCTGTTTCATAGCTAACATAACAATATCACTCCAACTTACCAACTTTTCATTTCCTGCTATAGCCCATACAGCCATAGCATTCACTTTATCAGCATCAAAAGGTTCAACACGTCCATTACGTTTTAAAATCTGCACTACACATTCTCCACTACTAAATAAACTCACTCGTTACGTCAGTCATAACATCCCACTCATCCAGAAAGAATAATACAGGAACACCACGATAACCTTTATTACGCAAGAACATCGCTGCTGATTCATTCGCACGAACATTCACCTCAACAGGGACGATTTGTTTAGATTCTAAAATAGATTTTAAAGTTGTGCAACGGGGACAGTTTTCAGAAGTAAAGATAAAATACATAATAATTCCTCATCTTTTTTATTAATTAATTTTTGCCATTTTTGCGGATTAGTGAACATGTCAATCATCACGGGAACATATTCACCATATAAAAACTTTTTCATGTTAGCTTCGCCGTATTTGCGCCATTTCCAACCTTTACGTTGTAAGCCCACCCAACGACTACCACCAGTTTTGATTTCACCAGAATAAATACTAATGAATCCAGCATCATCCTCTAGCTTTTCTAAACCAAATAACTTTGTCACATCCATACCAAGAATATAAAGAATTGCTGTAATTTCTTGTTTAGATAGCTCAGCAGTTCCACGTAATTCCACTAATTGTTTATATACAAAAGTATCTTCAATATCATCGGTATGGATAGACAAGTCACATGGGAAATCACTTTCATCAATAATTTCAACCATCATAAATTGTCTATCCTTATTTAAGTTATTTTAGTAGTGCTAATAAGTCTAGCACATATTTATCATCATCTTGAATTGTTTCTATGAACGCATCAATCTGTGCTAGTTGGTATCCTTTAGCTAATAACCATCCATGAATTGTAGCAATTCCAATAGGGTCTGACAATAATTGTTTGATTGTCGATTCTTCTACGCCAATATCAATTGCTTTAAGAACACCCTTAATAGCATTAGCATAAACTTTAATTGTCACATGCTTTGTTTTTGTGGTTGTCATTTGGATTCCTCTAATACTTTACATAATGCGGGAAAGTGCTGTAACAAATACTCGCGGCATTTGTCTGCGACATCACAATGTTCTGCTTGTGTCTCGCCACGTTTCTTACGTAGTCCTGTATAGTGAATCCATGTGCGAACAGTCCCGTTCATATACAACTTGGACATGGTAAGACCTTCAGGCATGAATACACGAGTGCATTCCTTGGCAGCATCTAAGCTCCGCCACTTCTTCACCTTGGCTTGCACCAACTCAATCACCTCTTGTTGATCTGCAAACCACTCAGCTTCTTGTTCTTCTGTGAACTTACCTTCTAAGCTATTCTGACGATTCTTACTATCTTGCATACGTAACTCACGTAAACAGAACATATCATCTGTAACATCTGCATAACGTTGACTAAACTCTTGGAACTTAGCTGAACTGTGACGTAATACTTGACGACTAATATCTCGCGGAGCTTTAATCTCAATGACTAAGTTAGACATATCGAAAATAGACCAGTGACCATGACGCGCACAATAAGCTAGTAAACGGTCTGCTGTCTCAAATTCTAATTGTGTCCCTTCATTACTCGCACGAGCTTGATAACTGATTAATCCTTCGCTGTTTGGAATATAATCTACTAAAGGTGTTGTAATACCGATTGCTGTAACTTCTAACTTGTCTTTAAAATGCTTTACTACGTTCAAATGAATTTCTCCTCAAGTAAATTTAACATTTCAGCTATTTTAGCTTTCCGTCTTACACCCATATACGGTGCTAATCTTAGCAGTATATCAAACACGTCTGCTTGCTTTTGCACTGACCAAATATATGTTGTTTTTCTCTTAGAACCGTCCTTGCAAAGACGTTTAGAATTAGTTCGTGTGTTTATTGTCCCTTTTCCAAAAATAAATTTCAGATTATCTATAACATCTTTATCAGTCATTTCACAATGTATAGCGAACTGTGGTGTAGTGTTTCCGCTCTTATGTGTTTTGTAGAATAAAGAAAAGCAACCCTCTCCTTCTAATATACCAGCAGCCCAACTAATTAATTCTGCTTTCAACTACTACCCCTCCTTTACTTCAACAAACACAACACCATCTAAACTAAGCTTTCGTCGATAACGCGAATACAATAAATTCAACATCAACTTATCTCGGTGTTCCTCATTATGTGCTACAATCTCACCTTTAAATACAGAATGGTTGTAATGTTTATATGTGAATTTGTATGTGGTCATTAATCTTTCTCCAACACTTTACGCTCGGCTGACAAGTCACGATTGAATGCGTTATCTTCTGTAAACTTCTCAGGGAAACGTGTCTTTAATTTATTTATCACACGTTCCATTTCTGTATCAAAATCAGTTTCAAGTTCATCAAACAGTATTGCTAAATACCAGAGAATGTCACCAGCTTCTTCTTTGATATTTACAACATCTAATTCTTTACCGTAGTATTTCGCTTTCTTCAGCGCATCTTGCAATTCACCAGCTTCGGTAACGCACCCATCAATAGCATGTTCTATACGATGGTTCTGTGGAAAATAGTTTGGTGATTCTGTGCGAATTGCATCTTTGATAAATTGTTTACTGTTCATAATCATCTCCTCATTTAACACGTTTAACAATATTGTCTTTTTGTATTGATTCGTTGTACGTCATCTGACCATCAGCAGTGTACCATTCAAGGTTTGACATTTGAATTGGATGATTAAATCCATCAACTGATCTGACAACCAACTGCTCACCGCTTCCCAACTCAAACACCCACATCTCTTTTTTAGCTTCCAGCCAATCAGCAATAGTCATGTCACAGATTGGTTTGAAATATGTAGGTTCTTTCTTATCTAACAATTTAGCATATTCCATACACAAATCTTCTAACATTGAGATACGATCTTCTAGTTCATCAATGTGAGATAATTCTTCCTTTGTGTATGTTTGGATTTTGTTGTGGCTATCAACTACTGAGTTGTCAACTAATTGAAAGTTTTCGCAAATCCAGTTACCTTCAATACCATAAAATCCAAACCACTCCCCGTTATAAATATCTCTCACTAAATAAATATTTGCAAGAAACATACCCTTTTCAGGAAAATCCTCACCAGAAACTCTTTGCACCAAATCACCAACTTTAAACATAATCACTCTCCTTCATCGTGTAAGTGGTGAGGATTTTACGCCATCACCACAACCTTGTCAACTCTAATGTGTGATATTTCTTAATAAATTTTTACGCTGTTTTGATGTTGTGTTGGATGTTCCTGAACGGCTAACAGCACCACAACCACCACACCGATAAGCATCAAATACACTAAGATTAGTATAAGCCTTGCCTTCTAATAGTGTCAAGTGATCACTACCACAAACATTACAACGCATTTTGTCATCCTCGTCACCAAAGAATAACGCTACGTTAGGATGATTAGGAATAAACTGACGAATCTTTAAGTATAACTCTCGCAACGTAGGAATATCGCCATAGTTGTATTTCTTCATACTGTCTAAAGCTAATGTGCAGCCATCCATACAATCAATCCACAACTTAATACCATCATGTTTTAATTTATTATGACCTAACTCAAAATACTTAGTGCTGTAGTCTAAACTATTGCTTGGTAGAGCCATAGCCTTTTTCATTCCTAACATTGTGTCCACTAATCGGTATGGGCTAGGTTTTGGTAGATTGTGATATGCGAATCGTTGATTCAACCAACCATTATCAAACCTCATAATATTCTGACCAACAACAATATCAGCTTTATCTAAGAGTGTCCATAGTCGTAACATCAACTCGAAGTCATCACGATGGTCTAATTCAAAACTATTAAAATCATGTAAGCCGTAACACTCAATATCATCAATATCATTGTGCAGCCAATTAGCAGCATACGTCAATACATAAGGAAATTGAATAACATGGTCTGGTGTTGAGAAGTGTTTGAACATGCTAAACGCAGCAACAATAGATGCACTCACTTCTAAATCCAAGAACAACACCTTAGCGCCTTTCTGCTCCACAACAACGTCATCGCCGCGTTCAGCACTAATATAACGATTATATACGTTATTAACAGTGGTTTTACTAACACCAAATTGTTTAGCAATCTTACGACTACCAACACCACTTAGTTTCATATTAATCATTTGCATTTGTGTATTATTAAACATCATCTCTCCTTCAATAAATTAAAATGGTAATTTTGCTTGTTCTGTTAATTCTTTAATCTTACTAACATACTCATCGTTTAGTTCAGATAAGAATTTTATGATAGAGATTAGTTCTTCTCTACTCAATTCAGAATATTCTAGGTCATTCATTTAACGCATCTTCCTCAATCTGTTGATACACCTCAACCAACACCTCAGATAGATTTAATTCATCAGCTTCATTCCATTGTAAGAATGACATTAATTCTTTTTCATAACGCACTAATACGTTAACTAAATCTTCTGGATCAGCAGTTAATTCTTCACTAAGATTATAAATCAATAATGCAGTTAATTGCTTGGCTAGTTTTTGATTCTTTCGATGCTCAAAATCTAAAGCATTCAGTGGTGCATCAGGATAGAGTTTATATAGTGTGCCGCTAGATTGTAGTGCTTGGAATTCTTCAGTGGATAATTCATAAAATGAATCAATAAATTTTGACATATCTTTCTCCTAAATGTGGATGATCTTTAAATATAATATCTAATTGCGTTTCCATTTCCTTAGCAAACCCATAAGGAAGTGAATCTTTATACGTTTCAAACAATCTTGCTAATCTCACCACTTTATCAGTGAGGGTTGATTGTTTGATTTCGTAAATATCAGAATAGTCACTCATTGCTATCTCCGAGGTTATCTCTAATAGATGTTAAGTATTCTTTTATTTGCTCTCTACGTTTTTTTGCATTTGTGGCTGGTGTAATTCCTTTAGCGATAAGAAATGATTTGTCTTTCTTCTCTTTAATGATTTTAATTGTTTCTTTCTCAATCTTAGCATCTTCAAAGCTCAATCCATTACGATCTGCATGACTCTTGATTTTGTGACACGGCTGACAAGCTAACGTCCAGTTGCTAGGGTTATCGGCAGCACAATGCCACAAGAATTTCTCAGCGGTTTCAAAATCGTAACAACCACCACTCTCTTGTATATGGTCACATTCGAGTTTAGATGCAGGGAACCAATTCTTACACAAATAACACTGTCCCACCATCTTAGTAGATGTATGAAACAACTTTTTTTCTCTTTCTTCCTTAGTTACTGGACGAAGTTGAGTTACTTTCCATTCTGAACGCAAAGGAAAGTCAGACCAAATTCGTCTCAACCAACCACGAAGCCATACGAAGTATTCAGATTTAGTTTTCCAGATACTAAGTGGGTGATTCCACGGTTCAATCATCTAATCTCTCCACAGCGCAATTAACAGCTTCCGGTAAGCTACGACCACCGTTATAGAAACTAACAAAGTAATTAAAACTACCATCTGGATTCTTTTCAGCAAAGTAAAAGCTAGAACCATCTAATTCTACATTATCTAATTCCCACACCATACCATCATCGAGCAGAACATATTTCTCATAACCACAAGTTAAGCCATTATAGAATACTTCGTGCAAATCGTCATTACCTTTGTAGTCGTCTGAAATTAAATGTTGATGATTGGTAAGGAAATCAAACAAATCCATATTAGTTGGGATTGCTCTACCTTTGTGTGTTTCTACTCTACTCATTTATATTCCTCACCTCTTGTAATAATTAAGTTGATTTCGTCTAGTGTGATACTTCTAACCCCAGCAGTGTTGCTGGCACATTCTCTTATTTCATCGGCATATCTCTCCAAATAATATTTTACTGAGAAAACACCACCGCTACTGACTTTATATGTTGTGTTCTTATTGAAAGAATCTACCAACTTACCAGCTTTACCACCAACTCGTCTAACAAATAAATTACTGCTTTCGTCTGGTACCAAATAACTTTTTATTTCAATGTCAGGTCTTTCATGTGTTCGTTTTTCTATATAAAAAATAGAGCAAGGAACATCATATACTCCACCATGTAACACGAAGCTATTTTTAGGTAATTCTGCAACTTCCACTAAATGTAAATGCTTGTTCAAGTGTTTATCAAAAAACAATTCTTTCTTAAATGTGTTAGGAAGAATAAAACAAATCTTATCACAAGTGTTAGCACAATGGTTAATGAATTTAACAGCAAGTTTGCCACAGAACCCGAAAGGTGGGTTACCTACTGCAAAACAACCTTTAAACTCTAAAGGATCTATTTTAAGAAAGTCAGCTTCGATAATTCCTTTCACTTTAGGGTCTATGTCGTACATTAAATAATTGAAGTAGCCGTTTCGATAAAACACACCCTCACCAGCAGAAGGTTCTAAAAACCGTTCACCTTTCCAATACTTATCGACAATAGCATAAACAGAGTCAACAGCTTTTTTGCACGTATAATACTTGTCAAATTGATTCTTTTTACTCAAAGATTTCACCTTTCTTGTAGACGCCGTTTGGTGTGTCATTTAGTTGGTTAAGCATTTTAAAACACACCACCACATTATTTGTTTCTGTGAAATCAACAAAAGCCACACCATCATAACCTTTGTCTTTCAGTTGTGAAATTGGATCTGCCCCATACTTATCTCTAGCATATCCCTTGGTGTATGATGGTGAAATATCAAAATACTTCTTACCACAAACCACCTTCCACATATATCTCTTGTCACACAAGACTGGGGTTTTATCATCAACATACAGTAGTGTAGTGTTAGGTAGTCTGTCAGCTAGAATGTATGGCATTGTTAGTGCTAGTGCCTGTTTATTGATCCGCAACGCCTTACCAACCACACTATCTAAATATGTATCAGCACTAAATCTAATAATACTCATTTATAATTCACTCCTAATCTGTCTAATGTGTTTCTAATATCAAACTTACCAACTTCTTTTTCAGATCGGCACATATACACTAGAATTGCATTTTCCTGTAACATATCCAACCATGTTCTTTTACTAACCTCACCACGATGGGATGTGAACTCAAACTCATCTTCGCCGTAAAACGTTCTGTAAGCCTCTACAACACGCTCATACATTTCCTTAATAGTTTGACAGCTCTCAAGAATTGATAACGCTGTAGTCTTTCCTACACCTCTTGGTTTTGGTAATCCATATTTAATGCAAAAGTCTGGATGTAAGTTTGGTAGACCAGCAATATTATCTGTGTTGTCGCCAGAAAGACACTGAGCTGCAAAAGACCTAGCACATTCAAACACATCAGGGATAGTTACACCATCATCAGGCTTATCATAATTGAAATGAGGGCAAGGAGTCATCTTTAAATCCTTATCCACAAAACCAATCACATACTTATGTTTACCCGTTTTCTTATAATGGGTGTATGACTCCCAACCAAGAATAGAAATTTCATCATCCATTTCCATACCATCCCTAGCAATAAACACTTTATTCTTATACTTAGTGATAAATGCTTCACGTAGTTCTAAGAATAGAATTGGCTTCTCTTTCCGTTGACCTTTATATGGTTGGATATGTGCTGCATCAAATCTAAAATTAGGCTTAGTTCCACCAATACCTAGCTTGTAATCATTAGCATCACAAATACGCTTGATTGTTCCAACTTTCCAATCAATTTGCTTCAATCCGTATTCCAGAATTGTTAGGTTTGGTTCAGGACTTTCTTTCAATCGTGATGCTGTAATAATCTCATAATCATCAGCACTGATTAGTGGCTTACCTTGTTGAGATCGTTTAGCGTTTTGTTCACCAATCCAACCACCATCTCTAGCTTTAGTTCTACCATAGAATTTCTGAACACCACTAAATTCTTTAGTTCGACCACTCACTTTATGTTTAACGATGATGTAATCTTCTTGCAAAGACTTAGCACTACGATATAACACTGTGTCAAAGTCAATATACGCACATTCGTATGTTTTATCTTTATCTTCAACACTATCGGAATCTTTAGAATTATAACTATCAAACATCATTTGACCTCACTTTTTCCAGCTTAGATAAGATTGGTTTAGCTAAGAATCGCAATTCAACAAAGAATCTACGTAATTCAAAATTCTTAACTTTCTCAGCCTCTAATAACTGCTCCAACTGATGAACACGGTTGGTTAGATGTAAAATATATTGTTCGTCTTTAGTCATATTAATTCTCCTTAAAACAAAGGCTGAAACATTGTCCAGCCTTACGTTATATAATTATTTATTTAATTTGCTGAGGATTTCAAGCTCTGACAAACTAGTCTGCAAGCTTTCGATTTGTTCCTCAACTTTAGCTTTATCGTATGCGACTTTAACTAAAGCGTTGAACTCTGATGGTTTCATACCGTACTGGTCTTTACATGCGTAAACTAAAGCTTTCACATCTTCTTTCAACCCATCTTGTTCGCGTTTCAACCGTACTGCTTCGTTAATACGCTTTAATACCATATCACGGGCTTCTTTTGTTTGTGGTAACATTTTAAATACCTCCTGTTGTAAATTTATATACTAAATCAACTAAACTTTGTTTGCAATCTATATTTAAAACTTCAGTAAATCTGCTGGTTATATTTAAGTCGAGAACTCCGGAATTGAAATTACTTTTGATAAATTTTTCCAATGCGAGTATGGTATGTCCGTCCGAATACACTACAACTAATTTCTCGTAAGGAGTTTTTCTAAAAATCTGTTTCAGCCTCATGTCCGACCTGACCCTGTTGGTTATACCATACTTCAAGTAGCTAACCCCTCTGTCTAAAAATTCTACTAAATAAAAATATGCAGATTTTTCCGGATTATACCCATAACTAGTGCAGCTAGGACAACTGTAACCAGACCTTCTCATATTGCACAACATCTGATTATTCCTGTGACCATTGTTACATGCCCACTTCACCCTAGAATTATTGTAGGTAGTATACTCCGGATCGAAAGACTCAAAAACACCCTTACCCTTAAGTGAATCAGTAACTTCTACCAAAACATCTTCAGCAAACCTCCTAAAACTTTTACTATGACACTGACAATTAAAGCCGCTTTTCTCCAAAGCATTGACCTTTATACGAAATTTACCGGCGTTACTTAAATCCGAACATGCGTAGCAAATGTACTCTGCAATCCACCAGCCAGATTCGTAATATAAACATATCATAGTCTTATTGTATTTGTCAAAAATTGGTTGTACTTTTGTAAGAATTGTTGAATAATCTGTTCTTTTTATAGAGCTTATTTTAAACCCTTTATCTAATTCACCATCTCTTTCTTTGAGTTTAATAAAGTCGTACAAGCACACATTTCGGACATTACCCGTATCATTATTTATGAGGGTAATCTTGCATTTGGCATTAAACTTACCAACAACATTCAATAAAGAGTATTTGTCGTTTCGTACCATTAGTGCGCGATTCAACAAAATTCCCCATTGTTTTTCGGAGTATTTTGGTGTTTTTGAACAACCGCAAGGTATTTTCCCGCTACGAAAACTACGTTTAAGTTGTTTTATTTCAGGGTACAACTCAACATCTTTTGAGCAAACACTGCACTCTAGTATGTAATACTTCCCATCTTCGCCTATAATTTTTAACATCTATTCTCAATATCTTGTGGAAGTGACATATTATTTACTCTCCTTTAAAAATTTCATTAGCTAAATACCACATGCTCAGCATGAACACACCATCCACTGCGATAGACAGGAATCTGCTGGTAAAATCTACCAGCACAACCCCAATCGCTAATGTGATTAGAATTAATTTCTTCACACTGGTACACCAAAATCAGCTAACCGACTTGCTGGGAAATTAAGTTTAACAGCAATTTCACGCATGATATTCATCTTACCAATTAGAGCACCAGCTTTCAGTAATTGAGCATATTTGTCAATCATAATACCAATTTCAGACTGGTGATGTTTAAACTGATCCATAGATGTTACAACAGCTTGTAGTGTTTGTAATTCACTATCTTCAATTTCACCGTCAGCCGATGCAATTAACATTGCTGCACCAATCGCTGCTTCAGCTAAATCTTTATTTTCAAACTTCTTAACTGCGTCTAAAGTTTTAGTTACTTTCTTGCCAAATAATTTACCGAACATATTTATTCTCCTAATTTATATTATTTAATGGGCTGCTTCATTACAGCCCGTTTATTTACACTATTATGTTTTAAAACGGGTCGTCCGACTCGTCAAAGCCATCATCCACATCAGCTTGAACATTCGCCTGTTGAACAACTTGCTGAGTTACTTTCTTTTCTACAGGAGCATTGTTAACTACAGCGCTTGGGGATTCACCTTGCAATGATTCCAACTGCTTACGAACAACTGTAGTGTCATCATTCCAATTCAATGCACGTTTCATAGTGTTGATAACATGATTTGGTAGATGTTTTAACGCTTCCACATCATTTTCATTACGGAACTGAATCAGTTGTGGAACAATGTTATGTTTAGGAACAACAGCACCACGCCCCAAACCACCAACAAACTTAATATTTTCAGTGTAGTAAGATTTACCATTCTTACCAGCTTTCATAAAGATTTGTGCTTGGAACTGCAATGCTTGTCCTAACAAGTCTGTAATATTAGCTGGTTTGAAAATATCATCAGGACTAATCAACTTAGCACCGACTGCCATCTTGTGAAATAAGTGCTTTTTGTCAAAAGACCAAGCCTTAATATCTTCACGATACAACTCTTTAAGTTCTGTTGGATTCTGGATAATCATACCAGAGTTTTCCATGTAGAACTTACCACCTAACCACATACGCAATGGGAGAGGTTTGGATTCACCAAAGAATTGACCTTTATCCACAATGATCTCAGGAAAATCTACAGCAATCGCAACTTTCTGAATTGGCTTTTGAGGCCAACATTTAAGACGAACTTTAGCACCAGTCACTTTATCAACACCATCTTTGAAATAAGTGTTGGGTTGTTTAGCGATTGCTTCAGCTTCTTGCTCAGGTGTCATCGTTACCACTTGCTCAGCATCAGCACGTTCCTGATTACCTAAATCAACAATCATACTAACCACACCAGTAAGAGTTTCCGGTGTCTGAAGTTGAGCCACTTCAATAACATGATTATTTAACGCATCAAAATCAACATTAGATTCAGTTTTTGGTTTATTTGCACTACCGTATACATCGAATGACATTTATTATTTCCTCATTTATTTAGATTGATTTACATTTAAATTAAAGATTAGATTTAAGATTTTATTGTATCCACTTAACACAACACCACGATGACGCTTATCAAACAACTTACTATAACGTTTATTGATGATTGGTGCATAAGCATTGTGTAGCTGCAATTCTAGCTCAAATTGCGAAACATTGTCAACAGGAAATTTCATTTATTTTACTCCTTTTTTATTAAAAATTATCAAGAATACCAACACCGAAAGATTTACCAAGGAATAGTTTCAGTTTATCCGCAAATTCGTCGTCAATCTCAACGATTTTGAAATTGCGAGCACTTAATTCATGCTCTTCCCAACCTTCATTACTCCCAAAATAACCACCTTGGTCAATAGCACAATCAATCACGTCTTGAGCCTTTCGTCTTGAATCAACAATGAGGAATTGCTGGCATTCAAATTCATCAGCCCAATCAGCGTTTAATGTAACAAGACATTTAGACATATATTCTCTCCTTAAAGTTTATAATCAGATTTCCACTTAACTAAGATTTCTAACGCTTCTTTGTAATCACCCCAGTCGTTTTTAGCTACGCGCTTTTCTAGGTCACAAATGCGAATGTCAATAGGCATTACAGGTAGGTATGTTTTACCAAAATTAACTAGCCGTTCTTGGTAGTTGTCTTTCTCATTATCCCAATAACCAAATTCTGCTTCAAAAGCATCACAAGCTGAACAACTACCATAAGAACCTTCAATTAACCCAACTTCATCTTCGTATTCGTATTCAACAAGAGCGTACCATTCACCTTGATAACTACCCGTAGTTTCAAATTCAAGAACATTACACCCTGCTGCTGTTAACGCCGCTACGTAACCCATATTATCCTCTCCAATCAATTAATGTGCAGCTATTATACTGCACCATCATCTTCACTGTCAACAGAAGAATCATCATCTTCTGCAAAATTAATGAGTTTCCAAGTTCTCTCAACATAGTAGTTATAATCAATGTCCCACGCAAAGGAGTCCATGTCATTAGCTACTTTACATTTCCAGCCAGCCTCAATGAAGAATCTACGATCATCACTTTTGGTCTGAACTGAATGAGAGTAAGTGTAACCCTTTTTAGAGTATTTTGCAATATCTGTTTTAGATGAAATTACAACTTCTTCCATAGTTTCATCATTAACCCAAACTTGTTCTTCTACAAATTCTTGTAGTGGCGGCATCACTTTAACCAAATCACCACCGTCTGTGGAAACGTAATATCTGCAAATGTTCTGTGTTTGGTGATCTACCCCATCATTATCTACGACAACAAGTTTACTGCTTCTCGGAACTTTAGTTCGCAACATAAAATCAAAAGGATCTTTGTGGTTCCTGATGAATTCTTCAGGATCTGTCCCATCAACTAAGAACTTTTCAGCAGCCATTTTAACAATGAGGGCTGAATGGTTTTTGTGATGTGGTAAATCTTTCCACTCATATCGACCTTTCTGCTTTAGGCTACCATCAAGTTTTACAGCAGTGTAACTATTCACATCGGCAACAATCATTTTAGAATAATCACAACGTTCAAACATCAGCTTGCTAATATTCTCAAATTCAGAAATTAATGATGTAAACTTATCTTCATCCTTTCTGCGACACTTAAATGTAATACCGTCCGTGTTGACAGCAATCACTTGTAAATCAGGAATACTCAGCAGTCTTTCAACCATCATGTATATTGACAACTGACCATTCACGGTGATAGACATTGTAAATTTTGGATCATAGAACGGACTAAATTCATTGTTTGAATTACCATACGTCCCATTGAGAGCCAATTTAATCATAGCGTTCTCAGCAGACTTCTTATCAAAGCTCTTACGCATGATAAATAAATTCTCATAAATATCACAAAATTCTTCACCCAGATGTGCTGGATAAACTCTATTCTTAATAGCCAATGATGGATACATAGATGTTATATCAATATCTACAATCATCCACTCATCATCAGATAGAATTACTTGGTTTGTTACTGAGGCATGAGCGCCACCGGTACCAGAAACATAGCACAACCCATCAATAACCACATTTAGTGAATCTGCAATTCGATAATTAAACCAATACGCTTTCTTAAATCCACCACCATCTTTCTTAGGTAGTTTAGCTTTCAATTCAACTTCTTCAACCCAACCTAAAGGGTATTGAGATAATAGCTCATCAATTTCTTTCTGTGTTGGGACACCTTTAAATTTGATGCGTTTTGTTGTCATCTCAGCATACTTAGCGACATCACCAAGTTCATGTTCTGGAATATAGGAAAATACACCTTTAGTTTGTGAGATGCGTTGTTTTCTAATCCATTCCAGAATAGCATTAAACTCAGGTCGCTCAAACTTAATGTATGAAAAAATACACTCACTAAGATCGATAAATTGCCGCTTATTTTTACGAGCTTTACCTTGCTCATCATAGCAAGCAATGCCAGCTTTTTCCAATTCCATGATGAAAAATTCACTACCAATTTTAGTGTCGTTCCAGTTGAGGGCACTCATTCCATATTTAGCACCCAAGTCAATCCTAAAATTAATCAACTTTTCACATTCTTCAAAAAACTTAACTGTTTCTTTTAAGTCATGTTTATTATAAGTGCAAAGAATTTCCATTTCAGGAAACGTCAACACTTTACCAACAGGAAACGGTAGATCCTGAATGTTTTTAGAACGACTATTAAATTCAATCATCTTCAATGATGTAGCTTTAGCTTTATTATCAAAGTGATTAAGTTTAAATAGGTCTAATTGTTTTAACATAACATCTTTTTCTCTAATCTGATATTGCCATTTATTAGCAGTGTATCCAGATTGGATGATTTTTGTTGTTTGTTCAAACAAATCTTGCGGTGTTACATTCTTATTCTTTAAAAAGAAATGCAGCAAAGGGTAATCATAAAAAATATTATTAAAACCTACCATGATCCCATCTTGTCTACGAACATTGCGTAAATATTTAAACAATTCTTCACGCTGGTCTTTACGTGTTGATACCTCAAATAGTTTGAGTTTACGTGTTTGCATGTCAGCTATACAACAAGTCCAAATGTTAGGATAACTCTCTAGGTCATACACCCAATAACTATTCATTGCAACTCCTTGTTCACCATTATCTTACAAATCTCCAATAATTCGTTGTCTGAAATTTCACCCTTCATTAGGTTATATTGCCATATTACTATTCTAGTATTACTTTTTATATAACCAATTTTGCTGTCAATCCTGTCTATTGAAGGTGAATATTTATTATTAAAACTATCAACTGGTTTTTCGTAACTGAATGGTATACCAGTTACCTCACAGAACCCTTTTGATAGTTTTTCTAATACAAAATCTAAATCTATATCAAATTCAGAATGTTTATCCTTCCTTCTAGTTGCCGATTTCAGCAATGTCTTGGCTCTACCTTCCATACTATAGTAAAATTCCTGACCTCTCCGCTTATTTCTAGCTACAAAATCAGGGTCATCCCTTAAAACATCAGCCCTTTCTTTTCTTGCAGCTCTGAGTTTTGGATCGGTGCGATACCTTTCTCTACAATCAAATTTTACGCAAATTTTGCACTTAGGGTTGTACCGTATGTCACCATTCTTGGTTTTACCAACAGCGTAGAAATCGTCAATTGGCTTAACTTGGTAACAATTACTACATTCTTTCACCATTGCCTCCTTAAAAATCTTCTTCAATAACATCACCAACAACACCTAAATCATTTTCCATTATTTCAGGATCAAACGGAGGAACATCTATTTGTTCTATCGTTACTGTTTGTTCAGGTGGAACATAATTAGGATTAACTGACCGACTCTGATTAAAGAAATCTTCTCTATCATAACACTGACGGGTAGCACCATCATAATACCAAACACCAGCATCACCAGTAGTGCCTCGTCTACACTTAGGCATATCAACGTATGTGCTATTTTTTTCTACCTCATTTAATTCCATTTTATCACGATTGATAATAATGTTGATGTGTGCTGATTGAACAAAGCTACCTGTCCCCAGCGCATCGTATTCTGTAGTGCGACGTAGTTTACCATCCTTATCTCGATCAGGCTTTCTAGTGTGCAATACGTTAACAATGTTGACACCAGATTTTACGAAGTTCTTTTCCCACAACATAAACTTTTCTTGCTCATCTTGTGGTAAGAATCGAACCAAATCAGTTAATACGTCAATGATTATCATATTACATCCGTATTGTTTAACACCACGCTCAATCATCTTTTTAAGAGATTCAATATTACCATCACGATCATCAAGAATGCGGAAACGTTCATTATATTCAGAATCCATAAACAAATCATCATACAACATTTTAACATCATCACGTTGTAAATAATTCCAAGCATCCATACCATCATCGAACCAATCCAAGTTTTTCTTTAGATGTAGTGATAGTAAATCAACAGCATATTCCCCTGCGGTCATCTCTAATGAAATGATTAGAGGTTTTAATCCTTCACTAAAAATCCAATGATAAATCATATTATTTACGTGCGTTGATTTACCACATGATGTAGATCCGATTATGTTAACAACCCTGCCTTTAGAAAATGCACGTTTCATCATCCTTTCCATTCGCCACATGTAAGGTGGTAGAGTTATTTTTGTGGCTGTCAACACATCCTGAACATCTGCCATCACCTCATTAGATGACTTCAATCCAGAATCAACATAAGACCTAGCGTTGAAAAAGTCTTTAACTATCTGATCGCCTCTGCCATCTTCTAATAGCTTATGTGGGTCTTTAGCTGACCATTTAACTATTTTAATTTTTTCTGATGGTAACACTTTGATGATGTTTTCTACAGCGGTAGCGCCAGCTTCATCATTATCCATACCAACATAGATTTCTTCATATTGGTCTAAGAAGTCGTAATTATTGGCACATTGTTGTGCAGCGCTTGATTCACCGCATGTTGGTGATACAACATGTGTCCATTTATTCAGCATACCCCAAGCAGCAACCATATCACCTTCACCACCTACAATGAGAATTCGTTTACCTGCTGACTTGTATCTGAATTGACCAGCTAATTGACTACCAATACCAGTCCTACCAATTTTGTTAAACGACTTAGGTAGGAATCTAATTTTAAAACCAACAACTTTACCCTCTTGTGTTTCTGGATACCAAATTTCTTTGTTAACACCGTTCCTACGTTTAACCATGTGACCAAAGAATTTCAACCAATCAGGGTGTAAACTACGATAGTGTTTGTCTGTGAATCCTACATTTTTCTTAGCATTACCCACTTGTTCCGGTGTTAATGGCTCAGCCTTCTGAGCAAACGTGAACTGTTTACGCTCTACAACAACACCACCGTCAATACCTAATTCAGAAGCCAAACTACTGTTATGTACGTGTTCTGGACGGAATGATTGCATACAACTAAAACATGTTGCGTCGTATGTCAATTCACCTGATTCACTTTCTTTCTCATAAACACTCAAAGCGTCTGATGATGAGCAACTACTGAACTCATCAAATTCATTCGCAATACAGTGAAACTTACGACTAATGCGCTTACTTTTACTCAACTCACACCTCTCCTCTTAACATCAAAATAGATAGAATCTCATCCGTTTCATTTCGGATTGTCATCAACTCTTCTAACAATTCTCTTTCCGTATCACCACGTAATGCTAATAGTGATTTTAATTCCTGACTTGTTAGAGATTCAAAATTGTTATCAATTGATTTCATATCAATATCCCATCGCTGATGGATTCAGCTCATGCACTTCATCCGTAATAATATAATTATCCACCTTATCCTTGCAAGCAATTTCAACAGATTTCACTTTAAAAAATAATCCATGTTTTTCATACATGTGGATATTAGCTGTCACACGACATTGATCGTTGTTGGATTTGGATGATTGTGATTCCATTAGATTTAGTGATTTACCGACCAAACCTAATCCTACACTAATAATTCCACCAACCACTAATACTTTGATAAATGTTGAAGTCATAATATTCTCCTTGGGGTCAATTGGTATGTATTATTGCATGTAATTTTTGGAATTGCAAGAAATAAAAAGCCCCGCTATTGCGGGGCTTGATGTTTTATAAACTTTCCAATTGATCTCGAACACGTTTACGGATTTCTGCTAAACTTGTTTCTTTAACAAGAACGCCGTTCTCAAATACAACTTCTAACAAGCCTTGTTGTTCTTGTTCACGGGTTTGTTGGTCATATTGTACAAGTTTACCATCTACACGTTCGATACGTAATAAGCCACAAGCAGATTTCTTCTTACTGTCTGTTGCTGGGTCTTTGAATACGTTGACACCTTTGCCACCTTTTTCTACGTAAGTAGTCTTGACACAGCTTGAGTGCGTATCACGAGTAACATACTGATAAGAATAGCTCCCCACACCAAGAACCACCACCCCAGCGAAACCTTTAGCTTCTAACCGTTCAATAATTTGTTGCTGACGTTCCAGTGTAATACTGTCTCCGTAAACAGCACCAATGTTATCGTGCAGTAACTTCAATCCTGTAGGAGACAATGAACCACCAAAAATGTCCCACAGACATTCAACCAAACCTTTACGTTCGACTTCATTGGTTGAGCTTTCGTCGCCCGTTAGGACTTTAACTGGATCGCCTGAATCTGGACGAATTACCAACTTACCGTTACGTGCAAGAATCTCATTCTTCAACACAGGTAAGCCTTCTGTTACGAATTTCCAAAAATCAAAGCTGTCTGATACGTGACTGAGAATCCCCGTTGGAACCACCGACATTAGATAACGAACATATTCAATTTCAGCATCCAGCTTACTGATACCTTTCTCCTCCACCAAACTAAGAATAAAACTGGTAGTTGTGGAATGTTCTGTTGCGGCGCAAGAAGCACCAACAAGTTCTGTATCAACATTAGCATTATAATACTTTTCAGCAAAAGATAGAGCTGATATAGTATCTGTTCCAGCAAAACTACACAAGTGACCAAAACCACTCATTGCAGCAGCTTGACGACCAAACATGCCCCGTGCCGAAAAGTCATGACACATAAACGGCACTAAATCTAAAGATAATCCTGCGCGATTAAAGGCACTAACAGTATTCTTTAAATACGCAAAACTCGTAGTAGCGCTAGTTTGAATAGGCCAATTTTCATTAGAAAATACAGTCTCTAAATAGTTTGGCAACCATTGAAAACCATCAACAGTATTTGTAAAAGTTACCGGAGAAATACCGTAAGGGACTAAACTGCCTTCAGGTAATGCTTTTACCAACAAAGGTAAGTAGCCTAAATCGTGCAACTTCTCAAAATGTGAAGCATCGTAGTTGATGCCAATAGCGCTGTCAACATAACGCTTTATGTTAGAAATAGCTTTCTCTTTAGGTAAATTAAAGAATGTCTCGTTCCACTCACGAATCAGATAATCTTTGATAAAATACTGTAAACCAACAAACACCACTTCTGCGTTGTTTGGAACGTTTGACAGTTTACCGTTTCGACTGGTAAAATTACTATATACTTTAGTAATGGCAGGGTGATATGCCATCTTGTGAAAAGTCTTGTAGTAGTCTGTGTGAACTGTCGCATTAAATACTGTCATAATTTACTCTCCTAAATTAAAATTACTATTAAATTTATAAACTTCATCTTTTGTCACATAACCAGCTACTGTGTGGTAACAGAACAAATTATCAATCTTTCCGTGTAGAATGTCAAGACCTTTTGATGCAATTAAATGTGTTACGTATAAATCAATTTGTGCTGGAACTTGTTTCTGAAGTTCTGTAGCTAACTGAATGTATGTCCCGCCAGCATCAAGGAGGTCATCAACAATCAACAATTTCTTACCGGACACATCACCATTCACCACAGGATTGCTCAACTTACCTGTGGTTGGATCACGTTCTTTAGTGCAAGTGATTAGCGGTAATCCATAATAATCTGCAATAACCTGTGCCTTACCCACAGCGCCTTTATCTGGCGCAATAATAGCATCGTACTGTTTAATGTCAACTCTGAAATTATTCAAAGCCACACCAAGCGCCTCTAGTTGTGAGATGATTTCAACTCGTGAAAATGGTGAAAAACACATCTTTGCTTGAGTATTTAACTTTACAGGATTGTGAGGATCTACAACAATAATTTTGTCAAAATTAAATTCTGATAATCTGGTTATAAACTGATGTAGGCCATAATTACCATTTTCTGAAAATTTCCTATCTGCTCTAGCGTAAGGAAGATACGGTAAATACAAACTTGAGTCAGCATAATAATACAACTCATAACGATTTAACGCATTATCCAACTGATACAACTCATCCAAAATTGTATTCACCTTTGTAGATGGATCAACACTAAACACAATACGATGTGCTGTTTCAGGAAGATTTTTCAAATCAAATCCAAAAGCACCATCACTGAATACGATACGTCCTGTATCTATTTCTTTATTGTCAATAAATAAACGAATCATTGTTTCTCTCCTAATTATTAGATTTATCTACCAAGCAAAATTATTCACATCCAAATACACTTGGGAATGTCTACGCAAAACAGCATCACTGTGAGGATTAGCTGGTAGAATATCTTTATGTGTAGCTCGGATAAAACCCCTCCATTGGAAATCTTCGGAACGCGTTCCACGATGTTCATCAGCTTGTGTAAAACGTTTCCATGTTTTAGGTTCAATCTTAGTGATTACACCATCTTTACGAAACTCTGTCAATGGTTCACCACTCACCCACAGATACATAGGTAGATCTGTTCTCACCAATCCCCAATCTTGCACGTTATTGACACGAGGAACATTATCATAGTGCCAATTTGGAATGCAAGGCCATTGAGCAGGCATTAACATGTGAACTTTTACATCCCAAGTGAAATCTTCAACATTGTCAGGAAAGCTAACAGCCACCATTTCAGCTACGTCAGGCATCAATTCACATAAATCTTTATATGTTGCACGATGAACACCATTATGTTGTTTTGTCCAATCTACATTAATCATAAAATCTCTCCTAATCAAACATCAATTATAATCGCCCTAGAAAGCTCTACAAGCGATTATTTGCAATAGTCTATCCAAACGTATTAGCTAACAATACAATCGCTTTAAACGTTTCCTAGCTGCTTATTAATTTCAGCTAATTCTAGTTCAAGTGCTGATTTCTTGTCAAGCAATTTTTGCATTTCTTCCTGTTTAGCTTTTGTTTTATATGATTCGTAGGAATTGATTACGAAATCTACACAATTCTCAATGTTACATGTTTCATCTAATTCGTTACTAAGAAATCCACCAAACGTAGCGATCTGGGTATTATCTTCGAGCCACTTTAATTTATCAAACCAATCCTTAACTAAATAAGATTGTACAGCGTTGTAAATTTCTGGGGCTTCTGAAACAAAACTCCCTAAAACATCAGCGAAAGACATAATATGGTCAGCACTAATTTCACTCTGTACAGTGAAATGACTTCTAAACTCAGAATTATTAAAATCATAACTCTTACCTTTGATGAAAGCCACTTCACCGCCATCCATTTTAAAATCTTTAATACATAGTAATTTCATAACAGTTCTCCTCACGTTTAAGATGTGCAAATTGTAGATGAAATAAAGCCGTCAGTCAAGACGGCTTTGAGTTATTTTTCAGATTTTTCATTTGCGTTAGGGATGACAACGCCTTGCTGTTTCAATTGGTTTAGTAATATTTCCACCTCACCGTTATCTACAGCCCAATCAGCTAACTGGTTTAGGACAGCTTTTCCCGCTAACGTAGACGCTTGTTGAACAAAATCAGAACTATATGTTTGTTCAATAATATAAGCACCTGCCATATATTGCATAGTTTTCTCATTAGGGATCACCCAGCATATAAATACAGAAAATATGATTGTCTTAGGCCATAAAGCGTATTTATACACTTTTCGTTTAAGTACAACAATTTCCTCTTTACTGAGATCTTTTAAATGCACTCCGACAACCACCACAGCAACCAGTGCGATAATTATTAAAGCAACAATAAGACCATTCAAGAAATTATCAGCAGAAACTAACAAATTAACAAAATACACGACCAATAATAAGTTCATAATTATTCTCCTTAATCTTCCCAAATAGTGAGTGTAGCAGGCGATAAACACTTATAATTCATCACCAAATCATCCGGTACGAATGAGATAAAATATTCATACCGCAACGCTGTAACCACTGACGAATAATCAAATCTGCGTTTACCTGTTTCTAATACAAACTTGACCATATAATAATCATCGTGATTGACGTATTTACCCCATTCATCATCACTCATATTTACTCGATCATAACCAAGACCATCAATTATTGGTCTGATTGTGAATAATAATCCAGAATAATCACAACTATGATAAGATCCGTCAGCTTCCACGACAAGATATTTAGCTTCACTTTTAAGGTTGATATTAATCACTCCCTCGTTAGTGACTCCCATAGAAACATCAAAAATAACATCGTCAATGGTGAGTGATGGATTGTTTGCCGTAAATCTATCTAAATGTAATTTCATAACTATTCTCCCAATTAAATTTAAACACTCTATAACGCATTATAGCACACGCTAACACTAAGTAATACGTCAGCCTACCCTAACACATTTAATCCTCAGCAAAGCTCACACAGAGACTTCTAAGCTATGCTAAAATATCTTCAATTGCAATCTGTTTATCCACTAAATCGAAATCAAAATCTTCAAACTTAGCAACCAAATGAACATCATAAGGTAGGTAGCGTTTAAACACTTGTGTATCCACCTCGTCCTCAGCACTGTAGAGATAACCATTAGGTTGTAGATATAAGTATTTAGCATTTTTAGGCACCATAATGGTAAATCCATAGAAATCTACTTGGTTGTATTCGATCACTGTGTTAAAAACTAAGTTCATGTTATCGTCCTCGTTTGTTGAATTGATGCTAATTATACATGAGGGAGTGGTGTTGTCAACAGGAAATTTTGGTTATTTTCTCCTAACCACACAATTATTTCCACCAACAACTACATCATAGGCTTTATACATATTAGATTCAGCAATATCAGCATAATCTTCCTGCACAACTACGGAATCATGTATAGGGATTAGTATTCTATCATCTTCCACAGCCCTTTCCAGCATGTAATCCATTAAACTACTCTCAACGTTCATCAAAAACGTAGCTTTCTTGCTGAAGAAATAATCTACTAAATAGGCATTTCTCTCCATTAACATATCTAACATTTTTCTAATTATTGGGAACTCTTGCCATTCACCCCTAGACTTAGCTGAATCTATTTTTTCTTGTACTCCTGAAGATTTCAATTCTGATAGCGTAGCATAATAAGCCGATTCAAAACTATCAGAGTTTATTAAGCACATCAGCCCCACTTTACATAATTCCCTCATTATGTTTTTACAATAACCTTCAATCTCAACCCCATAAACATCAAAATCACTGTCTAGTTCTTGCCCAAGTAAGTCTGCTGCCATTCTAGGCCAAAGTTGAGCGTAATCTAATTCTATCGTTGGTGATCCGTCAATAACTATTTGTCTACGATTGTCTTTCTTAATTAAGTCGCTAACGTTTGCCCCAGTCATAAAGATTCTACCTCCTTCTTTGAGGGATGAGTTGTTGTATATCTTACGCACAGAAATGTAAAATCTTTCGTCTTGAACATTAATTTCACCTTTATCGAGAGATACATTAAAAGCGTTTAAAACTTTGATTAAATTCTTTTCTCTTTCTGTCAGTCTGATACCCACTGGTCTACCACTACTGTCTCTAACTTCTAAAACACTGTCTTTTATTGAACTAGATTCTGTTACTTGTGCAACTTGATAAAGCATACTCTCACAAAGGTATAGCTTACTAGTTTCAAAGTTTTTAGGAGCCATCACAAGCCTACCTTTAGTGTTGTCATATTCCAACTCAAAATCTGTAGCCCCACCTACTTCTATTCTGGAATTAGTAAAGTTTTCCAAATATGATAGCACGATTTTCATATTTGTGTAACTAATCTTTCTACCTGTGTTATTCCCGTTGTATATGGCTGGATTGGAATAACTAGTCTGATTCAAGGTTAGAGTTATGTATGGTCTACCTCTGTTAATAATGTAGCTTGTGTTCAGGATTATGCAATAACAACACCTCTTTATGTCAGTCATTCTCTTAGCTGTGATTTTAACTTCAGTAAACTGTCTCAGATACTTGATAACATCTTCGTAAAGTTTATCTCCTATGGGAGTTAATTTCTTATTTATCTTGTAATCTAATAGCATTTATGGTCATTCCTATCTTGTAAATTTAAAGGCAAAAGCTTGGGTTGCTCCCAATAAGAGAAATAATTGAGCAAACCCTTGCGGCACTAAGGCTGGACACTATGTTTGCTTCTGATTTTCAGTGCAAAACACCATCAGTAGAAGTCAGTTGATGACTCTAAAATTAATGAACTAATATACTCCAATCCACAATTTTGTCAACAACTAAAATCTACAAAATTCCCTATTGACAACCTATCCACCTGAGTTTAGAATAGCTCTCATAGAAAACAACGGAGATACACAGATGCGTCGCAGACAATTACCAAACTTAGCTATTGCAAATGGTTGGACAGTGTTAGAGTTCCAAGGTAAGTATGAATTTCACAAGAAAGACGTAATCATTGTGATGTATGAGAATGGTAATCTGGTGAGAGGTGATGTTGATTTGTCTCTATGCACTTCGGTGTCTGTAAAAGATGTTGTGTCTATGATGACAAGTGAGTGGTGGAGAGATGAATTTTAAAATAGTTATTGACTCTACAAATCAATGATGTAAAATGTTCCGTGCCAGCAGTAAATGACAACAAAATGTTTAAGTAAATTAATGTTTAGGAGAGCGAGCAATGTCAGCAAAAAATAAAAGTTTAGTAACATACAAAATGTTTGATGAAAATTTCAAATGTCGTGACTTCCAATATAAAATTGGCACTACGTATAAAACAGATAAGGTGAAAGTTTGTGAAGTAGGTTTTCATGCTTGTGAATTCCCTTTGGATTGTTTTAAGTATTACTCACCTAGCACTTCTAGGTTTGCTGAAGTTGTTCAGTCTGGTAAAATCTCAAAACATGGTGACGATTCTAAGGTAGCGTCTGCCGAAATTTATATCAAAGTTGAAATGAGTTTACCTCAGTTCATTGGTAAAGCCGTAGACTATATTTTAGCTAAAATTGATTGGAACAATGCAGCGGCTACTAACACAGGTCGCTGCTCAGCAGCTACTAACACAGGCGACTACTCAGCAGCTACTAACACAGGTCACTGCTCAGCAGCTACTAACACAGGCGACTACTCAGCAGCTACTAACACAGGCAACTACTCAGCAGCTACTAACATAGGTCGTCGCTCAGCGGCTACTAACACAGGCAACTACTCAGCGGCTACTAACACAGGTCGCTACTCAGCAGCTACTAACACAGGCGACCGAACAGCAGCTACTAACACAGGTCACTGCTCAGCAGCTACTAACACAGGTGACTACTCAGCGGCTACTAACACAGGTCGCCACTCAGCGGCTACTAATACAGGCCACCGCTCAGTAGCTACTAACACAGGTAACTACTCAGCAGCTACTAACACAGGTGACTACTCAGCGGCTACTAATACAGGCCACCGCTCAGTAGCTACTAACACAGGTCACTGCTCAGCAGCTACTAATACAGGCCACCGCTCAGTAGCTACTAACACAGGTCACTGCTCAGCAGCTACTGTCAGCGGGTCACATTCGGTAGCTATCTCATCAGGAACTCAAGGAATAGCTAAAGCCTCCGTTGGTAGCGCTATTGTATTAGTATATCGAAATAAGAATTCAGGTGAAATTCTCCACATTAAAGCGGGTATTGCTGGTAAAGATGTAGAACCTGATGTATTTTATACTTTAGATTTAAATGGTAATTTTGTAAAAACAGAGGAGAGTAAGTAATGTCACAACAAGTAAAAGCGGGTCGTATTCGTATGTTCAAATATGACGAAAATGGTAAAACAACATTTAAGTTACATTTAGACTTAGAAGATGGGCGTAAAATTGAGGGTAAGATTTTCCCTAATGTCGGTGCTAATGACCAAATCTATTATGGAGGTAATGTCTACTTTGTAGATGTTGGTCTGACAAGTCAAAACAAGCCAGATACATTTTAACAAATAGCCCCGAAAGGGGCTACATCTCTAATTGGGAGACAACATTTATGAGTTGGGTAGATATTGGTGTAATTATTTTCTGTTATTTGTTTAGTTTTGTATATTTACTAAGAGATTGGCACTCTAAATCAAAACTAACAGGAGGAGATGTTCTAGTTGCAATGTTCTTGTCTTTACTTTTCGGAATGCTATTGACACCTATCGTGTTAGTGATTATGATGTTCAGCACAACAGCAGACATTTTTAATAAAATCTTTGACAAAGTAAAAGGAGAGTAATTGTGAATAAGTATGTAACGAATTTCACTAGAACATGTTTCGACCATTGGAGTGCAAGTAAAGCCATTAATGAGTTTGTCCAAAACTATTTAGACAGCGATGGTGAGCAACAATGTGACTTCGGAAGTGATAGTATTATTTTACGTAATAAAAACATTTGCGTCAGCAATAAAATGCTGTTAATGGGATTGTCTGATAAGCGCGGTGATGATTCTAAGCGTGGGTGTTTTGGTGTTGGTAGCATTCAAGCGATGGTTGTTCTAATTGATTTAGGTTATAGCATCACTATTCAAAACAATGATGTTGTGTGGGTTCCTACGTGGGAATATTCTGAACAGTTCGATACTGATGTAATGGTGATTTTGGAGCAAGAAGCAAGTAGTCCAAACAATCATTTCACTGTAATAATTTGTGGATTGGAAGATTACGTAATTGATGAGGTGAAACAGCGTAGTCTAGCGTTCCAAGATCGGGAAGTGTTGTATTCAACACAATATGGTGACATTATTTCAAATCCTAGTGATGGGGAAGGTGGAGAGGTGTATGTTGGTGATTTATATGTTTGTCAACACAAATCTTTTAAATACAGCTACAACATCAAACCTAAATTGCTAGAATTGTCACAAGACAGAAATGCTGTTTCTGAATATGCTTTGCAGGAATTAACATCCAAACTTATTGTAGCAACTAAAGATGTTGATTTCATCAAGGCTGCTATAGAGTCTCAAGGTCGAGATACATGGAGTGTTAACGCTTACTCTTTTGAGAAAGACCGACAAACTCCGAGCGAAGTTGATGACGAATTTGCTAAAGACTTCTTAAAGGAAAATCGTGGGTATACGATCACCAACGACTACGACGAACACAAGAAAATGGAAAAGTTAGGTAATAAGAGTGTTTATGAACCAAACGCACGTATTGCTAAGAGTGTACAGAAGTCTAGTCTTTATCTGGAAAGTCTTGAAGATGTTAAATTGGTTGAGGAAGAACCTTTTAAAGATTTGTTGGAAAAATTACTTGACATGTTGGATGATAAATACGAAAATAGAGACTACTTAAACATAGCTAATAAGTCACTAATTGATGAAATTAGAAATCGTTTAGATGAAATCTGATAGGAGGTAAAATGGCAAAACTAAGTGAGCGTATACCGAGTGAACGGGTGGGGACACCGCAAAGAGTGATTGATGGTGTAAATCATGTTTTATATGTAGATGTAACACCAGTAAATAAAGTAAATTGCAATATTAATTTAAACACATTAGGAGAAAATAAAATGACTGTTCGAGCATTAAACTTAACACTGATCGATAATGACACAAATCTGAAAGTTAATGATAAAATTGTGTTCCAAAAAACTGTTGTGACAGAACACGATGATGATAAAACTATTCAGCAAGTACTGATCACTGGTGATGTTGCATTGGCGTTAGATGAGCACAATATCAAGCGTTCTAAAACAGTAGATAAGTCTGTATTACGCAATACAGGAGTTAGTGTAACCTTAGAGCCAATCGAAATCTTTGAACTTGAGTGGTCTGTGGTGCGAGTGGGTTAGTGTGTTGGGAAGGGATTACATTTGCGTAATCCTTTCCAAAAGAGCTTTTGAGCGATTTATTTATTGAGTAATACGTTAGGGCAGGTAAGTAGAGATAATCGCTCAAAAGCTCTTACAGTGCGTTTAAATTGATTATAACAGGAGATTTCCGCGTGGTAACATTAAATATCATCCAAACTCAAGATCAGAGAGATGTTCTGTCAGAGCATGATCGTGGAATCTATTATGTTCATAAACGTAATTGTTTAGCAGCTTTCCCATTTGGTGAGGCTGGTCATTATAATACAGCTAATGAGGCGTTTGATGCTATGAAAAATTTCTTGCAATCTAGGAAAGATGCTGATAAGCTACGTGTCACATTGATTGAGAGGGGTTGATATGAATGTATTTTACACTAACCGTTGTCCAGCAGAAGCGGCTTTAGACCACACTAAGCGCCATCAAGTAAAAATGATCTTGGAATACGCGCAATTATTGTCCACTGCACACTTTGAAATTGATGGTACAACTACGCAATACAAACCAACACACAAGAATCACCCATCAGCTATTTGGGTTAGGCAATCTGTCCATCATTATAATTGGGTGCATCGTTGTGCTATGGAATTGTGTAGATTATACGCTGAATCAACAGGTAAGATACATGCAACGCAGAGCGTTTTAGAGGCACTTTCTGCCCCTCCCTGTGGGGTAGGGTTAGGTGAATTCAAAGAGCCGCCTGTAGCTGCTCCTGATGAGTTTAAAGCTATGGCTATTTGGAAATCACCAACAATAGCTTATCAAAAATATTTAATTAGCAAATTTAATGAATGGCAACAACGTGATAAACCTCTCAAAGTTGAGTGGAGTCATCGTAAACCTAGTTGGATTGGAGAATAATTATGAAACAACGTATTTTAGGTATGGCTATTGATCTTGAACTGGAATTTGGAGTGTCTGCTGAAAAAGTAATTTCACAACTACAAGATTTACTTTCCGCATACGGTGAAGGTAATGTTGAGGTTAGGCATTACACAGAACCTTACGATTCTTATGGCCGTACTGTGTGCATGTGTTACCGCGAAGAAACAGAGGACGAATATGAAAAACGCATTGCTCACGAAACATGGATGGATAATCAGAAACGTGAACAAGAACTGAAGATGTTCGCTCAATTAAGAGCTAAATATGAAAAATAGGATATTAAAATGTTTGGGTTCAAAACATTAACACTGTTAGATGTATTCAATACACAAATACAATTCACATTAGACGTAGAATATGATAACATCTACATTGAATTAAACGGGAAAATTGTGTATCTAGAACATTCACAATTGCAGCAAATAAGAGAATTAATAGGAGATAAAATAAATGGCTAATGTGTTTATTGTAATTGATACAGAAACAACAGGATTGTTTGAGCCTGAATTGGTTGAATTTGGATTTAGTGTATTTCGTAAAGAACGAAAGGATTTCAGTTTAGTTTATAAGTATTCTGAGCTATTCAAACCATCTAAGCCTATTGAATATAGTGCTATGGGTGTGCATCATATTACAAATGATGATGTTAAGTTTCAAGGGAGTTTCCCACATAAAACATTAAACTTAAAAAATATTATTGATGGTCAGATTCTTGTTAAAAATATCCGAGAAGATGATGTTGTATTTTTAGTGGGTCACAATGTTGAATTTGATTTGAAAGTGCTACCAGAATTCTTGGATAGTGTCAATTTAATTAAAGAACCATCAGATAGTGAGCTAGAATTTTTAGAACCGGATCAATTTTATCACACATCGAAGGTTGTATATCTTTTAGATACATTAAAAGCGGCACGTAATGTTGTCGATAAGAAAGAATGTGGCGATCATAAAAACATCACTCTATTCTATTATTTTGAATTAAATAAAATCCTAACTATTAAAGATTTACACAGTGTTGAAACAGATACGCTTATCACAGGATGGTTGGTGAATGTTATGGCTAACAAATATGGATTAGCTCGAATGTTCAAAGGGAAAGAGAAAGAAGATTATACAGTGTGTATGTTCCCTAAATATAAAAATATCAAATGGGACGATGTTTGCCGTAAAGATATTGATTATGTGAAATTCTTAAAAGATAAAGGCAAGCTAAACACTGAACAAATCTCTCTCATTAAGAGTCTTGGGTTTAAGCTATAACATTATCAAATTATGGGCGGGGTGATAGGGCGGCATGTTTTTGGAAATTGCTAAAAATATATTATCGAAGATATTATCATTTATTTTGTATTCTATTGTTGTGATTTTGTGGGCGCTTGTCTGTGGATGGGTGAGTTTCCACTTAATAATCCACCTTGTAACACGTAATGTTTAAATGAATGCCCAGCCTTGTGCTGGGTTTTTTATTGCCTAAAATTTAGAACCGGATGAGAATTATCACAAGCCGAAGGCTGGTCAAAATAAAACACAAACAAATTATAATTTCTAAATAAATTTTGCTGAATAATTTCAGAACCGGAGCGATTTTATCATAGCTCGAAGGCTGCCCAACACCATGAGAAATAAAAAATAAATATCAAAAATTGAAATTTTTCAAAAGTTGAAATGTTACTCGTTATTTATAAAATGTTAACGGAATGTATGTTAGAAAATTTGTGGAATTGTTATTGAATTTATAGTGAATTGTTGCAAATGTTAACAAAATTTTCTCTAGGCGAACGCCCCGTATTGTTAACCCCGCTAACATTAAGCTAAGCGCAAGCATTTAATAAGTACAATTATACACAATAAAAACATAAAAACAAGTCTATTTTGCAAAAATATATTTTTAACTAAAACCCTAGTTATTTGTTGACAATTGGCAAAAAGTGTAGTAGTCGCGCACCTGTTCCTTATACAAAAAATGCCTAAAAATATTTTTTAAATTTATTGTTTTTATTGTTGACAGTGGCGACGAGATCGTCCAATATTCACCACGTCAGCAACGCCACAAGGGGAAAACTATGACAATTTATCAAGAGCACGGCTTCAATACTCGCCGCGAATATTTAGAAAGTCTAGCAGACGATTTTGGGTTATCAAAATCAGAAGTTTTTGCAATTGCTAGTTTACTTGGTAAGTCTGAAGATTTTGACGGCCTGATCTGTACTTTAGAAGATCGCGCCGCTGAACTTGATTTTAATTAATTTGTAACGCGCCCAGCTTGGGCGCTATCCTTGGGAGTTTGTTCATATGTTATCTTTAAAAATTGTCGCAGAAAGAATGCCTAGCGGTTTATACTTGACCCGACCTTTTGACGGTTTAGGGTCATGCGGTTGGAGTCCTTTTGCTTGGACTGCCGTGTATGGTAAAACCAAAAACGATACAATTACTAATTTTAAAAAGGTGCATTATTCTAAAATTTTAGAAATGAAAAACGGACAAATTATGAATACAGCATATAAAAAAATACAGCAAGAAAAACGCCAAGCTATGATCTTAGCTAGTCTTAGTTTCATATCTTGCTGGGCTGGTATTGTTTTAACAATGTTTTATTGGCTAACTTCTATCTAATTCATTAAGGGCTTTATTATGAATAGCACTATCAAAAAATTCCCAGAAAACAAAGTAAGCGCATTAAATACGATTGAATTGTTACAAGCTGAAATTGTAGAAAAATTCCCAGTATTATTTCCGTCTTTAGTTTGGAAAATTGACAACAAACTAAACAAAAATCACAAGAAAAGTGGGATGCTTTCAAAGATTCTATTTTAGAATTAGCACAAGAAAATAAACATCTAGTACGCATTTGGATTCAATACAACGACCGTTATATTTGGATCAATGGTGACTATCGTGTAATTGTTAAAGAAACAAAACACGCTAATTTTGATCCGTCTTATTCTTGCGAATACCTTAAATTTTCATTATATTTTAATTGTAAGGACGGGTTTTCACACTACAAACAAAAACCGCTAATACAATTAGATGATGTAATCAATGCTGAAATTGAATATCAGCAATTAGATAAACAATTAGACGAAATTAAAAGTAAACTATCTAGCTTGCGATCAAAGTATCATTTAGACGATTATGGTAAATTTATCTAATTATTAAATATCGTATGCGCCGCATATAATTTTTATGCGGCAAACAAACAATAAAAAGGTTTTTATTATGACTGCTAACAACACAGTAAAACATATTGAGCGCTTACAACAGCAATTGGCTAGTGAATTGTTATTAATTGAACATATCAACAACGATCCGTTGTTGAAGGGGTTGTATGATAGATTTAATCCTGTTTTACATGTCAATCAATTATATGGTGTTGACGGGGCACTATCTTTCAAAGTGACAAAAGATTTGTTGCAGGATATTATCCCGTTGTTTGATAGTGTTGTAACAAGCTGTCAAGCTAGCGGCACTTGGTTTTATAGCCAATTCCCGCAAACCTTCGATATTAAAAATAAAGATAATAAAGTATCTAACATAAGAACCAACCATTTAATGGCTGAATATGGTGTTAATAATCTTTCTGTATCTTTTTATTATGAAACAGAACAGAAAAAATTAATTAAAATAAAATTAGACTTTTTGAATGTTATTATTGGGCAAAATTATAATCAATTTAGCCGCGATTTAAAAATCCCTTGTTTAGTAGAAAACCCAAGATACAACACAAAAACTAAAAGCAGTGAAACAAAATACGTAGGCAAGTATGTTAACGTAATGACAGACAATTTTGCTGTATACGCTCTGCAGTCGGTTGGCTGGTGGTTTGACTTGGTGGAACAATTCGGAGTCGTTGCCGATGAATAAAACATTTATTGTTGAAGTATTTTGCCTAAAAACAAGGCTAGTAAATATCAATACTTACAACGCTATTGTATGGCGCAGTATGTCGCAATATTATAGCCAATTGAAACAAAGTGGCGTGATCAAATATACTGTAAAAGAGGTCGGATGAAATGAAACTAGAAGAAATAGAAAAAGCGTTATCATTTTTAAAAGATAGTCACGTTGTTTTAAAAGTGTATAAATCCGGTTATTTTCAAGTCATTTTAAACACAAACTCAAGTAGTAATGTCGGCTATGATGTAAAATTTGATTCAATATATAAACGGCTAGAAATATCAGCATTTAGAAAAAATCCTTGGAAAAGTAACGATCTGTTTGTTTTGATCAATGACATGACAAGTAAACAATGTAATTATATTAAAAAGCATTTAATTGAAAATTATTTTGAAGACTTGGGTTATTTAATTTAAGGGCAATAAAATGATAGTAGCTAAAAACAATAACGGCGATACATTAGAAATAATCAAACAATATAAAAATATGAATTCTTTTATCTATCGCTTTCAATTGACATACGCTAACGAAAATCCATTTTTTACAGGTGAACAATACAATACGAAAGAATTGATTTTAAATGATGCAGCTAGCGTTGCTTTATCTAAATTGTGTGATTGTTTCTCCGTGTCTGATATTGTCGCAGGAATCAAAAACAATGATAAATTGCAAATAACTGAACAACAAAAAACCGCTTTATTTGTAGCGCTTAGTGTTTTAAATGATGGAAGCGAACAGCAACAAATTGCGGCGCTTTATATTAAACAATTAATTGAAAGGACTTGAATAATGGGTAAAACATATAAAGACAACGACCACAATAACAAAAACAAAAATAGTGCTAAAACTAAAGGCAAAGAAACAAAGCAATTTTTCAAAGATTGGAGCACCAAAGCATGATTATTTATTTTAAAACACGCGAACAGGCTAGAGAATTTGCAAAACGCACCGGACGCAAAGCGCCAACGGGCAAAACTGCGGGAAAATGGGCTGTAATTGTTAGGCGTTCAACAATGGCACAATAAACGGCAATTAAAACGCAATAGGCTAGCCGCTGTGAGATTTTAAACGGCTAGCCAAGCCAAGGTATTACAAAAATTTGCGTCGATTCTAGCGCATTCTAGGTGGGTTAAAATTGACGCTAAAATAATTAAAAATTTTTACTTGGGAGTGTTGACACCGATCACCAATGCTAGTAAATTACTAACCATCAAGGCGCGGCATGGTGTGGCGCTTGGAATAGGGGAATAGTTATGAAATACTTAAAAGCGTTTGATGCTCACACAAGCCGTCAATCTATCGTCAGCGGTCTTTATAATAAAGGCCAATATGTTAAAATTGCAGGCAGAACTGCCAGATTTTGCGGTGTCTATAAAGGTAAGCCAGTTTTTGCAAATGGTAGTACACTAGCAGAACTGAATGTTCGCTTTGCGCGTATTTGTGCTAATTTTGGCTTTTAATAGGGACGTATGTTATGAAACTATCACAAGTCACAAACAGATCCGAAGTATTGGCAAGTTTTGTGCATTATGGATACTGTCCTGTTATTGCATATATTGAAAATGTGATCAGGGCTTTGTGGTCTATCAATGCGGAATAAATGATTTTCACGGATACGGCGCAGACAAAAATATAACATGTTGGATATATGCCGATCTGTATTCTGCAATCAAAGATTATTATATAGCATTTGATTACAACGTGAATTTTATTGCTAGTGATCTGGCTCGGTCTATTGTAGACGAATTGCGA